GCCCTACAACCGCGCGGGATCCCAGGTAGCAAAAGGGGGGGGGGTATACCTACCCTGTAAAGTTAGTAGAAAAAAAAAAAAAAAAAATAAATTTTCTACATATAAGTTTCCGACTTGGCGGACCCCCCCCATTTTCGGGGGTTGTGATACATGATACTTGTGAGGGGGACTTCACTTTCACTTACTATGTGGTATATTCCGCAAATGGCCGAGAAAATTCCCAAACCTGTTACCCTAGTCTACTCAATTCCTAAGCATCTACATAGGAAGAAGAATAGACCTAAAGACCCAACACCTCCTAAGGGATGGAAACCTCCGCCCCCTACGGAGAACTCACCTCTTAACGCTTCACAAAAAGCTTTCGTGAAGTTAGTCGCTGAGGGAATGGGCAGCGGGGCAGCAGCCCATGCGTGCGGGTATAAGAACCCAGCACAAGTTGCTTCGCAGATGTTAAAGAAGCCCCACATTAAGAAGGCCTTAATAGCTGAACGCGAAGCATACGCTAAAGCGTCCATGATGACTAAGAAGAAGGTCATGGACGGTTTCCTTGACGCTATAGCCCAAGCGAAAACCCTAGCTGATCCCTCAGCCCAGATCCAAGGGTGGAACAGCATCGCTAAGATGTGCGGATACTTCGAACCTACGAGACATAAGATAGAGGTAGACGTCCGTGGTCGTGTGATTGTGGAGAAGCTACAAACCCTGTCCGACGACGATCTCCTAAGGCTTGCTGACGGAGAGTCTGACGTCTTAGAAGCTGAGTTCGTTCAGGAAGAGGAGCTATTAAAGCTTCCAAAACCCGAGCAAGAAGGAACTCAATCGCACGATGAATGAAAATTGGGTGAGGAGTATCGGAATTGACTGCAGTCCTGACTGAGAAGCAACGTGCCGCGCGCATGGAACTGGCGAAACGGGAGCTAGCCCGTCGTCGCTTAATACATTTTACTAGGCAGACACACCCTGAATATGACGCTGGCTGGGTGCATGACGACATCTGCCGAAGACTTGAGCGGTTCAGCGCCGACGTCATAGCCAAGAAGCGGCCAAGGCTCATGTTACTGATGCCTCCGCGACATGGTAAGAGTGAGTTAGCCTCTATCCGCTTCCCCGCTTGGCACCTAGGTCACATGCCCACTCATGAAATCATTAACGTGGGGTACAACCTAGACCTTCCAATGATTTTCTCCCGTAAAGTTAGAGAGGTGTTACGTGACCCAGTCTACCAGCAAATCTTCCCCGACGCGCAACTCGACCCGGAATCGTCGTCGGCGGAAACATGGCGCACAACCCGAGGCGGTGGGTTCCAAGCAGCTGGTGTGGGTGGCGGTATCACCGGGAAAGGCGCACACATCACCATCGTCGACGACCCCATCAAGAACCAAGAAGACGCGGACTCAATTTCCGTAAGGGACAAGCTCTGGGACTGGTACCAATCCACCCTTAAGACGCGCTTAGCGCCCGGTGGCGGGGTTCTAATCATCGAGACGTGGTGGAATGACGACGACCTCGCAGGACGCGTCCAAGCCCTTTCTAGGCTGAATCCCAAGGCTGACCAGTTTGAGGTCGTGAAGTACCCAGCCATTGCAGAAGCCTACGAGTTCAGGGATAGGGACAGCCAGCGCATCATCCGTGTAAACGACCCTCTGGAGATGTCCCAGCGCATAGTTTCAGGGGAGTTCGACCCCCTAGACTTGGACTTCTTAAGGCCTAAGGGCGGAGCACTACACCCCTCAAGGTATGATATTGACGCCTTAGAATCGTTTAAGGCCAACTCAACCCCCCGTATTTGGTCCGCTCTGTACCAGCAAAACCCAGTCCCTGATGAGGGTATGTTCTTCAAGAAGGAGTACTTCCGGTATGAGCCCAGCCCACCCCCGTTCCTAGGTAAATACTTTTACTCAGCTTGGGACTTCGCCATCGGGGAGAAGAAGCATAACGACTACACCGTAGGGGTTACGATCTGTCAGGACGAGAACGACATCCTGCACGTGGTGGACATGGTCCGGTTCAAAGGTGACGCGCTCCAGATCACCGACGCCATAATTGGCATGGCCGCTAAGTGGGGGGACATCCCCGGTACTTCGTACACAGTCGGCTTTGAGGACGGGCAAATTTACAAATCTTTAGAGCCACTATTAAAAAAGCGGCTGGATGAGAGTAGAATTTATCCACAACGTGTGATAATGAAGCCATTAACTGATAAAATGGCGCGTGCGAGCCCGTTGCAAGGCCGCATGCAGGCGTACAAAGTGTACTTCCCAGATCCCACGCCCGAAAAGCCTTGGGTTCAGGTAGCAGTGAATGAGATGCTTAGATTCCCAGCCGGTCAACATGACGACATTGTAGACGCGCTAGCATGGGCAGCGCAGTTAGTGACAAGGAAACCACCTCCAAGGGTCGAAACACCTGCGGAACCACGTTCATGGAAGGATAAGCTGTTCGCTTCACTAAACGACGGCTCACATATGGCGGCATAAATGGCTAAGCTTACATCGCAGAAGCGCTCATCGCTGAGAGACAAGCAGTTCGCACTACCGGGAGAGAGGAAGTACCCCATGTTTGATAGATCACATGCCATCAACGCCAAAGCGCGCAGTACACAGCAGTTCAGGAAGGGGAATTTGAGCGCTGAGCAGCTGAGGGCCATACACGCTAGGGCCAACAGCGCACTGCGCAGAGGTCATTAATGCAGGTGACATTGGTCATAACTCTGGGTGACGACGCCCCAGAGTACCACTATCTCCGGTCGGCTATGTTGTTAAGGAAGATGGCCAACGCCATGGAGGATGGACAACACCTGCCCTCGGTTGGCTTCTCCCAAGGGCATAATTTTGAGTGTATAAAACTAACGAAAGTAGACCCAGATGCCAATTAACAATGACCTAACGACAGACGTCTGGCTACGTTACCAGTACCTACGGGACAACGGACATCTGGACTACGTCTTTAAGGCTCGAAAATGCGAGGATTTCTTCGTCGGCATGCAGTGGACGAACGAAGATATGGTGCTGCTGAAGGCCCAAAAACGTCCCGCGTTAACCATTAACAAGATCATCAGTACCCTGTCCAACGTGATGGGTGAACAGATCTTTAACCGTACGGAAATCAGTTACCAGCCTCGGAATTCAGGGGCTACGGAAGCAGTTGCAGACGCCTTATCGAAGGTGTACATGCAGATTTCCGACAACAACGCCCTTCCGTGGATCCGTTCCGACGTTTTTGCGGACGGAGTGATCACGTCTCGCGGTTTCTACGACGTCCGGCTCGATTTTACTGATTCGCTAAAGGGTGAAGTCCGTATTGAGCAGTTAAACCCCAAGAATGTGCTGATTGATGGTGACGCGACGGAGTACGACCCGGATAAATGGGGCGACGTCATCGTTACGAAGTGGATGAGCCCTGATCAGATTGAGCTTTTGTACTCTAAGGCAGACGCTGAGTACCTGCGCGGCAAGCAGGAGTCATATTTCCCGTATGGATATGACTCTATCGACCGTGAGCGTGACCGGTTCGGTACCCCGCGCAGTATTACGTATGGCCTAGGTACTGAGGACAACCGTAACATCGTCCGAAACATCCGTGTTATTGAGCGCCAGTGGCGCAAACTGGACATGGTGAAGCACTTCGTGGATGTGAAGACCGGTGATATGGTGCCCATCCCGTCGAACTGGATGGATGAGGATATTGGCAAGTATCTACAAGAGAATCCGGACGTCGCAGTGACGAAGAAGCTGATCCAGCGGGTTCGTTGGACGACGATTGCGGACAACGTGGTCCTGCATGATGATTGGAGCCCGTACAAGCACTTTACAGTTGTGCCGTTCTTCCCGTTCTTCCGTAGAGGTAGGACTGTCGGGCTCGTAGAGAACCTCCTAGGCCCGCAGGAGTTACTGAATAAGGTATCTAGCCAAGAGCTCCATGTGGTTAACACTACGGCTAACAGCGGCTGGATGATTAAGAAGGGTGCTCTAACGAACATGAGCACCGCAGAACTGGAGATGCGCGGTGCTCAGACTGGCCTTGTTCTTGAACTTGATGAAATCGATAGCGCAGCTAAGATACAGCCCAACCAAACGCCCTCAGGTCTTGATCGGATTAGCTATAAGGCTGAAGAACACATCAAAGCCATTTCAGGTGTTTCTGACTACCAGACAGGCAATCCGCGCGAAGACGTCTCTGCGAAGGCGGTTCAAGCGAACCGGTCTTCAGGACAATCTAACCTTGCTAAGATAATGGACTCTCTACAACGGACTGACCATATCCTAGCTCGCAACATCTTAGACTGTGTTCAGGAGTTCTACACTGAGGAACGGATCCTCCACATCACTAAGGATCGGATCACTCGTGAACAAATGCAGCTCACGATCAACCAAGTCACGCCCGAAGGACAGATTGTTAATGATCTTACCCTTGGGGAGTATGGAGTGGTTGTTTCTAACGTCCCAGAGCGGGATACATTTGAGGATAGTCAGTTCGACCAAGCCGTTATGCTCCGTAAGGAAGCGGGTGTTCAGATTCCGGACACGGTGATTATTAACGCTTCGCGGCTTAAGGATAAGGCTGAGATAATCAAGCAGATGGTCGGAGATCAGGATTCACCTGAAGCTAAGAAGGCGGCGGAACGAAAAGACCGAGTGGATGAGGCCCAAGTACAGATTCAAGAGGCCGACGCACTTGAGAAGCGCACAAAGGCAGACGTCAACGCAGCCAAGGCTAAGCGTGAATTGGCTGAGAGCACAGGGGCTGGATCGAAGGCGCAGATGGAGTACGCCGCCAAGATGCAGGAAATTGAACAAGAGCACGCTTTGAAGGTCAAACAACTAGAGTTTGAGCAGCAGATTGAGATGGAGAAACTTAATTTCGAGATGCAGCTGCAAGAGAAGAAACTTATGATGGAAACTCAGATCAAAGCTAAACTAGCAGAAGATCAGGGTAAGGCTGCGCGGATTGCAGCCGCTAATCAACCGGCGCAACCCGCCGCCCAACCTAAGACACACTAAGGAGCCACAATGGCAGAAGAAAACCTAGATCGCGGTGATGATTTCACGCCCACAGGCGCGGATGCACGCGACGAGAAGTTAGCGCTTGAAAAAGCGGAGCTAGACGCTAAGCTCGCAGCTGATAAGGCTAAGGAAGACGAAGAAGCAGCTGCTAAGGCAGCAGCGGAGGAAGAGGCCGCTAAGAAGGAAGCGGAGAAGGAAGAAGATCCGGAGAAGAAAGCCGATGAAGACGAACACCCTGAGAAGGAGCGTTCCAAGGTTATTCCTAGAGAGCGGTTTGATAAGGCTCAGGAAAAGGCAAGAGCCCGTGAAGAGGCTCTCCAAGCGAAAATTGCAGATCTTGAGAAGCAAACCTCTGCACAACGTATGTCGGCTGATGTGCAAAAGCTTAATTTCGCTATAGAAGACCTTCAGGAAAAGTACGAAGACGCTGTGTTGGACGGTAAGAAGGAAGACGCACGAGCCATCCGTAAGGAGCTTGCTAAGCTCCAAGACGTCATGATCGAAGTTAAAACGCAAGTATCGTCTGAGGCAGCTAAACGTGAAACTATTCAAGAACTTAAATATGATGCAGCATTGGCCAAGGCTGAAGTCGACCATCCTGAGCTTAATCCCGATTCGGATCAATACGATCCGGCTCTCACGGACGAAGTCGGCGTTCTACTTGAGTCCTTCGTACTACGTGGGTTTACGCGTGACGTCGCCCTCGGGAAAGCAGTTCGATACGTCGTTGGTGCTCCAGCCAAACGAGATCCCGACAACATCGACCCCAAGAAGGTCGCATCGGATAGAGCCGCAGAAGCAAGGAAGAAAGCAGCGGACGCAGTCAAGAAGCAGCCGCCAGCAATCGACCGAGCGGGTATCGACTCCGACAAAGGCGGTTCGAAGGAAGGCAAAGACATCGACATAATGCGGATTTCTCAGGAAAGATTCGCTAAGATTGATGATGAGACGCTGTCCAGACTTCGTGGAGACACACTGTGAACCACCTAAAAGCGTATTGCCTATCTTGTAAGCGCGAACGGCTAGTGTTTAGCTCCTTTCTAGCTAAGGCATGTGGGTGTGGTTCAGTAGGCATTGAATATCGGTTTGAGCCGTTTTCGTCCTCCACTCCTACATCTCCGGATCGGGGTGATGACAACTTTCTGGAACCAGTCCACGATTATGGTGTCCAAGAAGTATGAACTTTAGCGAAGCGATAGCATTTCTACGAGCAGGAGTCCGGGTGACCAGAACAGAATGGTCACCCGGTAACTTCATTAACCTGTCTTTTGGGGGGCTAGGCCAACCCATTATTGAGCTCTACGTCGATAATGGCACCCGCCGGGTCACTTGGACCCCAACCCAGCGCGAGATCCTCGCAGATGACTGGGAGCGGATGGATAAACCCCCAGCACAAGGCGTAAATGCCTCTGGATTTGACGCACATACCCCTATGGGAGGGAAGTAAAATATGTATCCAATTGAATTTGTCATCGAAATGGCCGGAATCTCAAAACTTATCCCTGAGGGCGGTGCGCCTACGCCAGAGCAGTGGCAGGCAATTCACTCCATGATAAAAGATGCTAATGCCTACGTAGTTGGGCAAAAAATCATTGAGATGACTGAGGAACATCAACGTAAAAGTAAGTTAGAACGTGAAATCCGCGAATATATGCGTGATCAGAACATGGCTAAAACTACATTCCCGCCATACGCGCCATACGCACCAAACTCAACCGTTGGGTACCCAGCCCTAGGCCAAACAGGTATCGTGTACGGTAGTGGCCAATCAGCTGTTAAAATTACGATTTAACTTGCATTTTCCAAAAATCTGAGTTACATTCAGGTTTCGCGAGTCAGCTGCGGCAACGCTGACATGAGTGCCGACCTCTTTAAAAGTCGAGTTATCGTGCGTCGCGACGGTATTGCGGCAAAGGTAGTATTAACTCAACTTTTATAGGAGGTGCCACATGGCACTAACAAATTTCTCGTTACTCACTAACGAGCAGAAGACCGTCTGGTCTATGGACCTGTGGAAGCAGGCCCGCAATATGTCGTTCGTGAACAAGTTTCTGGGTAAAGGTCCTACGTCCGTTATTCAGCATGTGACCGAACTGAAGAAGTCCGCAAAAGGCGCACGAGCAGTCATTACGCTTCTGGCTGACCTGCAGGGTGACGGTGTTGTTGGCGACCGCACGCTGGAAGGCAACGAAGAAGCCATGCAAACATTCGATCAGGTGATTCGTATTGACCAAATGCGTCACGCGAACCGCCACGAAGGTCGTATGGCTGACCAGAAGTCGATTGTTGAATTCCGTAACAACTCCCGCAACGTGCTGGCCTACTGGCTAGCAGACCGGATCGACCAACTAGCGTTCCTTTCGCTAGCGGGTATCTCATATGCGTATAAGCCGAATGGCGCAACGCGTGTGGGCTCGGACTTTCCGTTCCTAGAATTCGCGGCTGACGTTTCGGCTCCTACGAACCTACGCAGACTGCGTTGGGATGGTACCTCAGCTACTCATACCCTAGTTTCTTCAGCGGCTACTTCCGGCGTTGCAGCGACTGACCTTCCGTCGTACGAGATGATCGTGCAGCTGAAGGCATATGCCAAGGATCAATATATCCGTGGCGCGGGTGGTACGGGCGGCGACGAGAAGTTCCATATGTTCCTAACGCCGCAAGCGATGGCGAAGCTGAAGATGGACCAGAACTACATTCTAGCTCTCCGTCATGCGCAGAAGCGTGGTAACGACAACCCGCTGTTCACCGGCGACATCCCTGAGGTTGACGGCGTCATGATCCATGAATTCCGTCATGTGCCTAACACATCGGGCGCAGGTTCAGGTTCGAAGTACGGTGGTGCAGGTACGGTTGAAGGTTGCCAGATCCTGTTCTGCGGTGCGCAAGCACTCGGTATGGCTGACATTGGGAATCCGGAATGGGTTGAGGAAGGCTTTGACTATGAGAACCAACAAGGTATCTCGGTGTCTAAGATTCTAGGCCTCCTAAAGCCGAAGTTTAACAGCATCTACGCAGGTAACACGACCCAAGACTTTGGCGTGATCTCTTGCTACGTTGCGCAATAATAGGAGACTAGACAATGGCCGCACTAAAAGCTTCCCGTTCTGCACAATGGCCGCTGGTTGCGACGTTCAAGTTCGATATCACTGATACCTTCGTGGACATCAATGGTGTGAGCAAGGCGTTCTCAGCTTCAGCCCCTGTGTTTGATATTATCAACCTGCCGCAAGGCGCTATCGTTGTCGGTGGCCAGATGATGGTTACCACAGCATCGAATGACTCGTCTACAGCTACGCTGAAGATTGGTGACTCGGTGGCAGATAACCGGTACTTAGCAGCAACATCGATCAAGACGCCTGCGTCAACAGCCTTCACACTTACGGGCTATGAACCAGCGGGTCTTAATCTACGCGTCACACTCGCTAACGCTGGTGGCGATGCAACAGCCGGTACAGTTCGGATTAATGTGTTCTTCATCCTGAACGGCCGCGCGAACGAAGTTTATCCGCAGTAATTAGGAAAAGGGGGAAGGTCAAAAGCCTTCCCCCTAATCCCCCACCTACAATTCGGAGCGAAGTATGCCTAGTTACGTTCTACATCGTAATTACACCTTGGTCACGCTCAGTGGCCGTGCTATCGAATTCGTCAAAGGTAAGCCGACCCATGTGCCGCCAGACTGTGTTAAGGCGGCTGTTGGTATTGGCGCTGTGCCTGCAGACGGTTCGGACCCCAATCTTGTGTTAGATGGTGACGAAGTTCTTGTTCGCGCACCTACTGATCCCGAAGAACGGCTTGAGAAGATTCTTGAAGTCGTTCGTAACTTAGTCATCCGCAATGAGCGCGACGACTTCACAGCCGCTGGTATCCCCAGCCCTAAGGTTGTGACCCGCATTCTCGGCTGGAAGGTTGACCTAAGAGAAGTTCACGCCGCGTATCGCGCCTACAGTGAGCAGGTTAATGAGGTGCGCGCGCAGGAAGAAATCGACAAGCGAGTTGAGGCTTCATAATGGCAATGACGAGCGACCAGCTTCTAGCGAAGTTCCGCCAAGATATGGTGGACGTAGCTACTGACCCACTTTGGACTGATGACGAAATCTACCAGTACATCGACGCGGCTCAGAAGGAGTTTTGTCGCCGTACGCTCGGTATCTCAGACTCACGTACCGACGAGATTTGCCGCTTAGCTCTTGCCGATGGTACTGAGTTCATCTCACTAGACCCCCGGATCCTAAAGATCCGTGGGGCTAGGATTGAGAGCAACGGCGCTCCGGTGGAGATCATGAACTATGAGAACCTGATCTCCCAGCCCTCATGGCCGTTCGATTACGGTCAGAGCCACCGTGTGGTTCTGGATAACTCCGTCGGACCAGAATGCAAAGCTCTGATTACCGACATGGAGCAGGATATGGTTCGTATCCTCCCTATTTCGAGCACTGAGCAGGTAGTGCTGCTGAGTGTGTACCGTCTGCCGCTACATGACATTACGCAGACAAACCAGATGTTGGAGATCCACGAACAACACCATCTATATTTACTGTACTGGGTGAAGCATTTAGCTCTCCTTAAGCAAGATGCTGAGGTATTCGACAAGAACAAGTCAGACGCTATGGCTGCAGCTTTCTTGAATTATTGCGCTCAAGCAAAACATGAGCAGGAGCGGCGCGAGCATAAACCTAGGACGGTAATGTATGGCGGATTATAAGAACCAAATGCCAGAGAACTGGAGGCAGAAACTATTTGTTGGTGTTGAGATACCCCTTCCATGGTTGGTAGGCATTGTTATCGCGCTGTTCTTTAATGCTGGTGTACTGTACTCTCAGTTTGATGCTATTAGGAAGCAAAACGACGAATTTGTTAAGTTTATCAAAGACTTTTCGACCCGCACAGAGCAAATTGAACGCCGTGTTGAACGTATGGATGATAAGAACGCGCTCCAAGACACACAGTTACTAGATCACGAACGCCGTTTGCGGGATGTCGAAAGGCTTAAGAAATGATCGACACTACTCAGCTATCGAAAATCTACATAAACGCTAAGCTAGACACTATCGAAAAATTTATAGAGCCGCTGAATGGAACATTTGATAAATTTGAGATTTCTTCTATCCTCCGTCGCGCAGCTTTTTTGGCTCAGATTGGACATGAATCTGGAGAATTGCGATACGTTAAAGAGATTTGGGGTCCTACTTCGGCGCAGCTGGGTTATGAGGGTCGTTTAGACTTAGGGAATACAGAAAAGGGTGATGGTAAGCGCTTTATGGGTCGCGGATTGATCCAGATTACTGGGCGTGCGAATTATGACCGGTGTGGTAAAGCACTAGATCTTGATCTTCTGGACGAGCCAGAACTGCTAGAACAGCCCGAGTATGCGGCTATTAGCGCTGGATGGTTCTGGAAGATGCGCGGATGTAATGTGCCTGCGGATATGGGTGACATGGTCCGTGTTACGAAGCTGATCAATGGCGGGCAGAACGGCCTAGATCAGCGTTTAGAACTCTACAGCCGCGCTATAGCGGTGCTAGGAAGTTCATGACGTGGTTGCTGTACGGCGTTTGTCTTGCGTTCATAATCTATGTTTGGTGGATCCATAGGAAGAAGGATGGTCCGTTTGATTTCCAAGATCTCTTCCTAGACCACTCAAATAATCGCGCCTCGTTGCCGAAGATAATGATCGCATGGCTGCTCGTACTGTCGTCATGGGTTATCATTGTTAAGACATTAGGTATATACAAGGCAGACGGCATAGAGAGTCTTCTGCTGGGCCTAGTAACTGTGTTTGTAGGACAGATTACTGTTCTCGCAGCCATTGATCGCTGGAAAGCACCGCCACCGGACCCGCCTAAACCACCGGAGATTGGGGAATGATGTACGTATACTTAGCCATTGCGCTGTTCGTAATGGCGGCTGGTGGGGCTATCGTGTGGAAGTATAACCACGCGCTTGAGCGTGCGGTAGAAGCTGAGCAGCGCGCAGCTACTGCGGAAGAAGGGCTAAAGGCGTACGAGAAGTCGTACAACTACCTCCTAGCGCAGCACAAGAAGCTGGATGCCACACTCACAGCTAAAACGAAGTCGGATATCAAAATCAGGCAGGAACTGAACAATGTACAAGCACAACTTGAAGACCTTAAGCGCAAGGATCCCTCGGTCATGGATTGGGCCAATGAGCCTGTCCCTCCTGCTGTTATTGACTTCTTGCGCATCAAGCCCGACACTCCCGCCGGTAAAGGAGACGGAAGTGGTTCCGGTGCCAAAGGCCCTGACGTACCCAACACCGGATCCGCTGGAGGGGGAATCACTATCAAACCTAACTAACGGGCAGTTGGTGGCTATTATCCGCACATACCGCGCGTCTTTGGTAACGTGTAATTCAGATAAATCTTTAATTGAACAGTTTTTAGTCCCGTCGGGACAATAAGGTCAGCCGGTAGTCCCTAATCGTTGATGGGTTGGTTGAACGGGTCCGCTTCCCGGTATAATCACGATAGTTGGGGGCCTTCGCTGGCTCCGCGAAGGTGCCCCAACACCACCCATAGGAGATTGGAATGGCAAACACATTATACGATCCGGGCCGCGAAGCGTTCCTGACAGGGACGATTAACTGGTCCTCGGATACTATTAAGGTCGTCCTAGTTGACACAGGTACGTATACGTTCAGCTCAGGACACCAGTACTACAGCTCTATTTCAGGCGTTATCGCAGGACCGCAGACGCTCGGCTCAAAGACGACAACGAACGGCGCAGCTGATGCCGCAGACGTTACGTTCACGGCTGTTTCGGGCTCATCTATTGAGGCTATTATTATCTACAAGGATACGGGCTCATCAGCTACGTCTCCGCTGATTGCGTACATCGACACTGCTACTGGCTTACCAATTACACCTAATGGCGGGGATATAATCGTCACGTGGGATAATGGTAGTAGTCGCATATTCAAGTTGTAATAAAGCAACGCCCACGTTATACCCTAGTCTCACAGAAGGAGATTAGTATGACTACAATAGCCGCCAATCTCCAAATGATGGCGGCAGATTCCCGCGTCACAGTAGATGAGACGAGTTATCTGTCGCCTAAGCTATTTAAGCTTCCGGACGTAATTATAGGGTGTGCAGGGGACACAGAAGCCTGTCACCTGTTCGTAGAGTGGTACCAAGACCAGAGTAACGCTCTTGTAATACCTAAAGGGATGGATGTAGAGGCGTTGGTGCTTAATCATAAAGGCCTGTACAGATACGGCTCTCGCGGCCGTCCCGACATCATACGCGATGGTATAATGGCCGTGGGGACTGGAAGCGCCATTGCGATGGCATCGATGGACACTATGATTAGATTAGGCCTAGCTCCAGACCCCCGCATTGCAGTGGAGGTTGCTTGTAAGCGCAATCCCGGCAGCAGCCTACCTATAGACTTTTTTGAACTAGGGCCGAAGCCCGCCGCGCCGAAGAGGAAGCGAAAGAATGGCTAAAAATACCCAGTTAACTAACTTGGTGGTGGATGCACAGGGCGACGCGCTCGTCACACTTGCCGATCACGGCTGGATTGACGTCTTGGACGGCACACAACCCGCCACTGGCGATACGGCTATCTCTACCCAAACTTTGCTGGTGAGCCTTCGCCTATCGACCCCAGCGGCGGGCGCTACATCCAGTGGTGTTATCACGTTCAGCGCGGTGACATCGGGTACCGCCGTCGCTACTGGCACGGCTACGTGGTTCCGTGTATATAAGACTGACCACACAACCGCCCTGTTCGATGGCTCCGTTGGCACATCCGGCGCTAACTTGAATTTCTCTTCTACAACATCTATTGTGTCTGGGCAGACTATTAGCGTTTCGTCGTTTACCCACACAATTGCTAAGTCTACTTCGGGGTCATAACATGGCTATTTCGACACTTGATGACTACATTGGCTCTGCTAAGCAGATCATACCGATCAGCAAGACCACAGCACGTACGACCGTGGCTAACGGTTGGTTCTCGCTTTTCGATATCGCCGGTAACCCCGGTTCTGGTACGCTGGCCGGTTCCAGCACATCTGCTGGCGTGGTTCCTACGGACGCTACTGCCGGTTGCCCGATCATCTCGTTCTCAACTGGCACGGGATATCTCGCTACCGTGGATTTCGGTAACACAGTCGCGTCGCGGCTTATGATTGCCGATATCTTATGGAAAGGCGGCGCGTATGCTTACAACTCAGGGACTACGTCCCTCTCGGCGCAACCATCATATTCTTCTCGCGTCCCGGGCGGTACGGATTACACTGGTACGCAAATTTGGATCGAAGTATCTACCGCTTTTACTTCCGCTACTACTTGGCACGTAGAATGTACATACACGGACCAATCAGGCAACCCGGGCGCTACAACTGCAACGATGTCGAGCACAACCGCCGCGAACTTAACGCTTGGTCGTATGTACCAGTTGGCGTTAGCTTCTGGCGATACCGGCGTGCAGAAGATTGAATCTGTGATCGTAACAACAGGTGCCGCAGCGTCTGGGGCATTCAATGTGTTGGTGCTGCGTCCTCTATGGTCAGGCCGCGTGCCTGCGATTAATAGCGGCGACTGCCATGGACTAGATCGTACCGGCATGCCGGTTGTGTATACAGACTCTGCACTGGCGCTATATGTGAACGCGGATTCTACGTCTTCAGGTCTACCGGATGTTACGGTAGAGATCGCGAGTGCTTAATGACGATTTCCACGCTGGCGCAATATAATGCCGCTTTTAGGCAGACAATTAGGGTCAGTAAAGCGTCGCCGGGTAGCCAATCTTCGTTGATCTGGATATCGACGTCTATGGCCGGTGCTGGCGATCCTGCGGCTATATCTTCTTTTGGCGGTACAACCAACGGTGCGGTTCCTACATCTGCCACTACTGGCGCGCTTGCGCTTCTTCCGTTTTCCGGAACTGGATACATATCCCGTATAGAATATAGCTGTACAGCAGTTGGATGCCGCATTATGCTGTATGACAGGCTATTCCATGCGGGAACGTTTTCCGGCGCTTCCGTAGCTGTAAATTCACTTACTGCGCAACCTTCGTATTCGTCGCGCGTACCGGGTGGGAATTACAGCGGTTTACAGATATGGCTTGAGCAACAATCTGGCGGCGGCGGCGTTAATGCAAGTAATCAAATGCGTGTTGGATATACGGATCAGTCGGGAAATACCGGGCACGTTTCCGGTACGGTTACGAAACAGCAGAACGCTGCGGGCGGTTTTATCCCCGTGGCATTAGCTTCCGGTGATTGCGGCGTACAGGTGATAGAAAATTTCGAAGTAGTGGCGCAGTCGTCTAACTCTAACTACAACGTTGTAGTAGCCCGCCCGCTGTGGTCCGGAAGATGCGACGACAACGACATTGTGTATACGCACTATTTCGATAGAACCGGGATGCCTATTATATATTCTGATTCGTGTCTGGCAATAGCGACAATACATGATTCTGCTACGACGGCCCCAGCTGTTCTTATGGATATAGAAGTTGTGAGCGCATAATGGCTATTTCTACTCTTTCTGATTACGCTTCTGCCCTAAAACAACAAGTTGTATTCACAAAAACTCCGGGTAATAGTAATCAAACATACACCTGCTGGGCCTCTTCTGGCGTCCCAGCTGCTGGATCTTTGGCTATAGGTAATACAGCTAACGGTGTCGTGCCTACAAATGCTACTACGGGCGCGCCGTCTATAACCGCTTTCAGTGGTAGTGGGTATATAACTAAGGTGGAAGCTCTTTGCGTGGCTGCTGCAAATATTACCGGAAGGGTAATACTATATGATCGTCTTTTTCATGCGGGTTCATATGCGTTTAATGCTTCTACGACACTAGCTTCGCAACCTTCGTATTCTTCACGGGTCCCGGGCGGCACCGACTATACTGGTACGCAGATATGGATAGAAACTACGTCAACTTTTTCCGGTAGCGCCGCTATCGCGGTTACGTATACGAATCAAAGCGGGGCTACTGGGCATACAACCGGGACCGTAACTATTGGCGCTACAGTTTCTGCTAACATGGTAATGTTGCCTCTCCAATCTGGAGACAGCGGCGTACAAAAAATAGAATCCGTTACGGCCACGGTGGCATCAGCGGGGGCGTTCAATGTAGTAGTTGCACGGCCGCTTTGGACTTGGTGGTTTTCGAAAACTAACGAGAGCGTTTTACATCCGTTAGAAGTAGTTGGCATGCCGCAGATTTGGCAGGATTCCTGTCTCGCTTTAATTTATTTCCAGCACGGTTCGGGAGCACCAAATCCTTTAGAGTTGTATTTGGAAGTAGCGAGCGCTTAATGTGGCAAAATTTCTATGGCGTGAAAATCCGAGATTCTCTAGATATGGTTGGGTAAGCACCCTAACCAATAAGACGAATTCGTCCAAATCGGGCGACGTCTATACCGTAGAATTCTTCGGCATCTTCTCACGCGGCCAGATTACTATTGGCCAAGGTACTGCTACATCAGATATTTCCGCGTCAGCATCAACACCAGCGGCAGCTATCTCTACTGGTCAGGGTTCCATAACTTCTGATCTAGCGGCGAACCTTAATACAGATGGTGTTATTGATGCGGGCCAAGGCTCTATAACGTCAGATGGCGCGGGCTTAGTACCGCTCCCCGGAACTATAGACGCCGGTCAAGGGGACATAACAACCGATATATCTGCGGCCTTCAACCCGTTTAGGGCTGTTCTCCCAACAGGCTGGTGGGATAACGCTAATTATATTACACAGCCGGGGCAGAGCTTTTATCAACTTAGCCCACGTAGCAGCAGTAATTTAATTTGGAAACTCGCCACTATACCTGTAGTGGTTAACGAGCAGTTCACGCTTCATCCATACAACGTCTACAGCGACGGTGTCGGCGCTCATGTCATTGCCTATACCAACCAAACGACTTACCCAAGTGGTATAGCGCCGGGATCTTTAGGTACCCCGACAGTACGGAATCAGTATGAATACGTCTCCCCAACAGGTATATCGGGCGGCGCGTTCGGCACGGCGGTTGTATACAACCTGACGCAGTACATTACGACGACCGGCTCGTTGTACGAAGCGTTCGGTACGCAGAGCTTAGCCCTTGGTACGTTCCCCCAAACGCTTCATGCAGTAGGCTGGTTCGACGAAACGTACGGCACGCAGGACGTCCGCAACCGCAACTCCTACATTCTACAAGGTGTTACATCAGTTCAGGTGAAGTTCGGCACACAGAAGGTCGAGAACTTCGCTCGTCTGGTACGTCCTTCCGGCTTAGCTGCTGGGGGAATCGGTACACCATCAGTGTCAAATTACATCCGCTATATCAATTGCACCGGGTGGAAGAGTGATACTTTAGGAACGCCAGTAATCTTCGGTCCTCAGTATGCAAACTGCCACGGCTGGGACTCCGCGCTGTACGGCGTTACGTACGTAGATTACTTCAACCGGCATCTGTATCCCGCCGGTATAGAGCCCATCTATTCTACAGTTGATCATCTCCACAAAGTGGAGAACCGTAATCGCTACATCTATATGGACGGTATAGATCCTCCAGATATGTTCGGAGCTATCGTAGCCATTCCGCCGTTTGATATCATTGACGTGACGGATAACAGCATAGATGCTGGGGACATTACTAGCACAGCGGCTATCTACTACAAGGACCACAATCGGATTCTTTGTACTGGGTTCACGCCTACCACGTTCGGAACTATCAAGCTCACGCCGCGCTGGGTCACGGTCAAAGGAGCTACGTTCTCAGGATACGGAAAACCTACCGTTTCGAACTACATCCGGTATTTGAGGCCCACAGGGTTCATAGATGATCGGTTCGGTACGCAATGGGCGTCGTTCTACATCCGAAATGTTTATCCAGTAGGATTCGATAGGTCCCGTGTGTGGGATGACTTCGGTCCCGTGGATAGCTCTGGGCGCACAGCTAACGTGTCTCCCGGCCCCATAACGATTGCGCCAGCAGGCTTCGAAGGATCTGGAAACACGTACGATAACTGCGGATTCCCGAGAATGCCGGGAGTACCAAGACCTACGGTGCATAGATGACAGATTACTTTCCGACAGACGTAAAGCTTCACCTTGAAGGGGATAAGACCGCCGCGATGGATCTTATCGGTGAGGCACGTAATCTCTTCTACAAAGCCACGCTGCAGCACGGCACGAACACTAACGCTCCTACGCAGCTAGTACGATATCTTCCGGACGGTGGAGTTATTTCTGTGCTGCTGATCGACCAGCAGAAGATTGTTACGATCTTATCCCCGCCGAAGCCAGTTCCACTAGAGCCGAAGCAGGGCGAGGAGCACAACTTCGACATCCTGTATGTTCTATGCGGTATCGAGAAGGGCGCTACAACTGTTACGATCATGGGGAAGGACTACCTGCGCTCCTTCAAACCCACGCCGTCTACCGCCAAGGCGCATAACGTTACGAACGCGTACCACGACAATCTACGCCTAGCCACCACGGACAATCAAACTAAGGCCGGGATGTACACCTCGGCTATGAAACGTGTTGTAGCGGCGGTCGAGGGGCTAGGTAAGATCAAAGATTCCTCTCCTCAGTACTTAACTCCAGAGCCTACAGTACGTGTTGTGCTGAACAAGTACTTGGCGACGTACGCCACGACGCACGGTATCTACAAGGCTGGTCCTAAGAACCACTGGCTGATCGAAATTAGTGCAGCACGCGGTGTCTTAGCCATGCCGCTACCACTTATCCGGTCAACAGTAGGGAAAGTTTATGAATCTTATGTCCGTCGTATCGGTGATTTGGGTGGCTTAGCCCTATGTCTAGAGTTCGGTGGCCTGCCGTCCGGGGAGACATTCCCTACAGGCACGGCCCTAACTACCGCGATTACTAAGGGGAAAGTTCTACAGCTTCTAACTGCTTCGGATCTGGATCCATACTACAAGGCAGTTACGGGCGAGACGCATACGTATCTAGACAGCTGGGCTTTTGCTGAGACGCGTCCAGACATTCATAACGTGCGATTCAATTTTAAAAAGCTTCCCGGCAATAGATTGTTTAGCATGAGCGGCGAGCACTGGAAAATCACGCTGTCGCTGTCGAAGCATAACTTATCCGCTGTGTTTCCGAAACCGGTGGGGGTAGGTTCCGCAGTTCTAAGTATGGAACATACGGGGCTTATAAGCAAAGATGCGTTACGTAATTTATGGGTTGCTGGTGCGGACGAGAGACTAAGTCCCCCGTTGTTTACGTACGGTACTATATCTATGCGTAGCATAGACAATTATGGGTATGGTTCCCCTAAGTGGAATAACGAATATGAAAACCCAGCTAATATCCTTCAAGAACTAACCGAGTTTGGTTGCTACGTACGTATATTCTTCGATGGTGATCGTATGGAGCGTGTTAAATACACGCCTATGGCTTATTTAAGCCCCTCCGTGATATCTATAGCCGCTATAGTATCCGATAGAGCAGACACAAGATTAACTTCTGCAGCAGGTTCTCCCCTTCCGTACTCTATATTCCCCGGATATTGTAGAGAAGGTTTTATATCAGTACGCACAGTAAATGGGCAGTTCATTAACGGCGCGTATGTAAATCCATACCAAGGGACGTTCGCTAGAGGTGTTTTCACAGGTATAGGCGCTATAGATATGCCAGTAGATCCAGCTGCATATTATTATCCTTTCCGTCCTAATCCCGGGTTTCCAGTGTTCTTTGGGGCGGTTATCAATCCCGGGAGAAACTATGCCTATGTGATGACTAAGTGGATCGCCACACAACCTGCGCTTATGGGTTTACCTTCCGTGTCTCCCGGATACGTAACTGCTGGGTTGCTTTCTAATACGGAACCGATTACACTAGCCGAAACCACGTTCATTGGAAACTATTGATGAAAACTGTACCGTTTCCAGCCATTAAGCTTGGCGTGGACATGCTCTCAAATGAGACATCTATCCCCGCAGGCGCTGTCCGTAAGGCCATTAACGTAGACCTAGACCGCTACGGCAACTTCTCGCGCCGTGTGGGGTATACTAAGGTCGTTTCTGGTGCTGGGTACCACAGTGTAAGAGCGCTCCTACAGAAAGGTTGGGTGCTCCTAGCTCAGAACGATGTCCTAAAGATCATAAGCCCGTCAGATTACAGCTTGTCTTCGCTGTATAATCTGAATTCCTCCGACCCTCTGGACTACTGTGAGCATAATGGTGACCTCTACTTCTCCAACAAAACCACCCTCGGTTTCGTCCCTTACGGTAGTTCAGTGGCTAGAGAGCTCGGAATTGCCGCGCCGAACCCAAGACCAAACCTTACCGCTACTACAAGCGGTTCTCTACGTGCCGGGACGTATACTGTCGCATTATCGTTCCTCGATGACCTTGGACGTGAATCAGGACTTGGAGAATATGTTCGAATCACCCTCCCCGCCGACGGTGGGATAGTAGCCACAGGGTTACCTACCCATTCTGGATGGAAGCTGCGTGTGTACATAACTTCCACGGACGGAGAGGTCCTGTACCTGAACTCTGAGTTCAACGCCGTAACGACGACGATCAACATCAATACATTTAAAGAGTTAAAACAAGCGGATAACACGATCTTAGCGCCCATGGAGCCCGGCTCCTTCATCCGACCGTTCAACGGTAGGCTGTATACATGCCAAGATAACGTGATTTCCTTCTCCGAACCCCTTCGCTATGGAGTGACCAATCTATCGACAAATAAAATCACGATGAATGACAACATCACGATTTTTGAGCCCGTTCTAGGAGGCATTTATGTGGGCGCTGGAACGAAAGTTTGGTTTATGGAAGGGGGTGATCCGTCTAAGTTCAAGCAGAAACTCGTGTCTAACTGCAGAGCCATTCCGTTCAGTTCGACATCAGTCCCTGGTGAACACTTTAATCCTAAGGTAGTCAGCCCAGACTACCCTGTCGCTGTATGGTTATCCACATCTGGGTACGTAGCGGGACAGGCTGACGGCACCGTCTCTGAGCTTCAGCCTGACCGCATTAGAATTCCCGGAAATCAAGCCGGAAGAAGCACTTTTTTGTTAAGAAACGGTATGAAACAGGTCGTAACTCCTGTAAACTCTACCTCTGCGGTGGCGTTTGGAACCGCTATTGACTCAACTAATTCCTGAGGGAGAACAAATGTCTAAGGAAATCCTCCGTCACGCCGCCGAGTTTGCAAAAGCGATTGACGGTAACAAGTATGAACTATCAGAGCAGGGGCTGTATATCCCCGGCGCTAAGGTCTTTATCAACGGTGTGTATGGTCATTACGCTCCGAATGATGGCCTCGGCTACCAAGAAACGTCGAACATCGTTGTGAACGAAGGCCTTACCGACATTCTCTCCGTCTACCTGAAGTCTGGTACGCAGAAGACAGCTTGGTACATGTCTCTATTCACCGGTAACTACACGCCGCTAGCTACGCTTACCGCCGCTACGTACCCGTCCACCGCGACAGAGAATACGTCGAACACGGAAGGCTACACGGAAACTAACCGTCAGACATGGACAGGTGGTTCGATCTCCGCTAACGCGGTCGATAACACAGCGTCTATGGCAGCGTTTACGTTCGCCTCGGCTACCTCGGTTGTGGTCTACGGTGCAGCCATGCACAGCGTTGCTACTCGTGGTGGCACGACTGGTGTTCTTCTGTCGGCATCGAAGTTCTCGCCTTCAGCGCGCACACTGTATAACGGCGACGTGTTCAACCTGAGTTGGAAGCTGACGCTTACATCGTCATAATCGTAGGGGACGGCGTTGCCTAATCCTTGCGAGTACATTACAGAGTACATCACATGCACTGAGAAAACAGTGCATGGGTACCTGTATGCCATGCAGGAATACATTGCCATAGCAGACACTCAAACGTGCAGTTCTTATGCTCGTATGTACGAAGCTGTCGCCGCTGCGGATACAACCACTACGAAGATCAAGCTGTACCCCACACTGGAAGAAGCGATTACGGTAGGGGAAGATGTAGGTATTGAGTTCACCATCCCTACGATGAACGAAGCCGTAACTTGTACGAGCCTGTTCAATCAAACTCGTACAATCTTCGTAACGGAAGCCATCGTAGCAGATGGGCCGTTCGTATCTTCGTCACACCTGAAGTACGCAATGAGCGACGTCGTAACCGCGAACGACGTATACGGCCCCGCGTACTACAGGGCTATTACTGAGTCCGTAGCCGCTACGGATACGTATGTTGGGAAACGTTTGATCGTAGCGCTAGTGCAGGAGTCAGTGAATGCTGCGGAAACACTACCTAACTCCTACACTAAGGTCGTGCTCGCAATTAACGAGAGTGTCGATGCTGCAGACGTAACAACTAACAAGGCGACGCTCAACGCGGCGGTTGCTGAGATCGTTGGTATCGCGCAGTCGTACTGGTATAGAGATACGACACAGATCGCTTGGCAGATGAATACTGAGACGACTGCGGTTAACTGGAACACTAATTACATGTTCGACTCCATCGCGCAGTTCGGTAACACAGTGCTAGCCACTGCGCCTGACGGTGTGTACTTGTTATCTGGCGATACTGACGCGGCAGTAGCTATTCCAGCCAAGGTGCAGACCGGCTTTATGGACTTTGATGACCGTAAGGTTAAGCGCATGGATGGAGTATACTTCGGTCTACAGGGCTCAGAGCTTAAGCTCTCAGTCGAAATCTTCGGTGGTACGGGGCCATCTACGTACACAATGCCTGCTAAAACAACAACTACGCCGGGAAGCAACCGTATCATTCCGGGTAAGGGACTAGCCAGCCGTTACTGGAAGATGACTTTTGAGAACGTTAACGGTGGAGACTTCGACATCGATAACATCGAACTAGACGTTGTGTCCTCTACGACACGGAGAATGTAATGAGTGGTTTCGACGCATATGCAGCAGCACAGGACACAGTAACAGATATCGAGAATATCGTTGCTGGCCGCATCGACAGCGCGTCTAAAGTCGCTGACGCTGCGCAAGTAATTGCGCTCGGCACCATTGCGGATCTGAAAGGCACGAAGTTCACAGTTCCTGATCAGCCCCCAACCGCGCCTAAGGTGGATGCGAAGCTAGATATCAAGTTCAACGTTCCTAACATCAGGATAGATACGTTCGGCTCTATTAGCGGCCCGACGACTTCGGACAAGGTCGAAGACCTCGTCCCTGTGCGCACAGTTACTACGCCTACGATCCCTGCGTTCGTATCTAGCATCGGCTCGCTAACGATTCCGCAACCGCCATCAGAGAATCAGCTTACTAAGCCTGACGACAAGACGTTCGACCCGTCAGTTACTATTCCTAACGCCCCAAATACTGTCATCCCAGCTCTTGATAACCTTGTCCCGATCACAATTCCTGCTTTCACGTTCCCGACGCTACCGACGTTTGATGCGACAGCGCCGGAATTTGAAGGCTCTGCGCTTCCTCCGGTCTTCAACTGGACGGAGCCTGTGTATCACAATGAGATCTTGGATGAAGCTCTAGTCGTTGTGCGCCGAATGTTTGCGGGTGGAACAGGTCTGCCCCCAGCTATTGAACAAGCAATCTTCGGGCGGATGAATGATCGTGAGGATCAGTTAGTAGCCAAGGCTGTATCGGAAGTTTACACTGAGTGGTCAGAGCGGGGTTTCACAGCACCTAACGGCATGACGAACGCGCGCATCGATCAAGTGCGCCAAGATGCTCTGTTGAAGAAGCAGGGTGCTAATCGTGAGCTAGCTATCAAGGTCGCAGAGATTGAGGTCGAGAACCTCAAGTTCGCAGTTACGCAAGCCTTAGCTGCTGAACAGATTCTTATCAACAAGCATCTGAACATCGCTGAACGTATGTTCCAAGCTGCGAAGTATCAGATTCAAGCTCTCGTTGAGATCTACAACGCGCAAGTTAGCCTGTTTAATGCCCGTCAGATCGCGTATCAGACTTCTGCTACTGTGTATAAGACGCGCATTGAAGCTGCGCTGTCTGAGCTAGAAGTTTTTAAGGCCCAAATCCAAGGTGAATTAGCCAAGGCTCAGGTGAATGAATCCACCGTGAGAGCTTACGTCGCCAAGATCCAAGCACTAGGACTACAAGTAGATGTCTACAAAGCGCAATTACAGGGTGCCCAGACTAAAGTTGACGTTACGAAAGCTCAGATTGAGGCTTACAAGGCTACCATCGAAGCTTACGCTACGAACGTCCAAGCAGAAAAAGTTAGATTTGACACATACGCCACGCGCGTCGGGGCAGAAGTGGCGAAAGCTAACATAATTGACGCCCAAGCCAGAGCTTATGCCGCCCAGATCCAAGGTATTTCGACCGGCGTGATGGCGCAAAAGACGGCTACGGACGCAGATATCTCGACTAACGAGATCAAGATTAAAGAGTTTATCGCTAATGTCGAGCGCGAGAAGTCCGAGATGCAGTACCAGCTGTCGGCTATCCAAGCCGCAGTCTCTGCGTTTACGGCAGACACGCAGCGGTTCATCGCGCAGACTGATACTGAGAAAACGAAGGCTCAGCTACAGATCGCTACGTCAGAACTGCAGTCGAAGACAGCAATTTCTCTGTATGGAGCAATGACTTCATCGTATAATGCGCGTATGGAACAGCTGATTCGTGAAGCTACACTCACTGTTGAGGGTCTGAAGTCTGCCGGTCAAATCGCTACAACACTAGCCGCAGCGGCTTATTCCGCTGTCCATGTGGGTGCCACCCTGTCTGGTGGCGGTTCGCTCAACGCTTCGGGTGCAGTATCTGACTCGTACTCTCGCTCGGAATCTACGTCAACGAACACCAACTACAATTACGAAGGTACGTAATATGAGCAAGATGTCAGACGACTTCAAGAACAAGTCCATGCTGCGTACAGCAGTTACAAGTAACGCCATGGGCATGGCTGATGGCGGCATAGCTGGTCTAGCCGGTCTTCGGCAACGCACCATCGACGGTGCTGTCGAAGGTGCTGTGCGCCCAGCTACTCCTGCTCCTGCCCCAGCACCTGCGCCAGCAGCAGCCCCGGCTCCCGGCGGCATGATCTCTGACGGCGTGGTTACACGCCCAGCACCCGCGCCCGTAGCTCCTACACCGCAGCCGGGAATTTTCTCTCGGTTGCGTAAGGCCGTCGGTTTTGCAGCCGGGGGCGCAGTAGGTCCGACGCCTGTAATGACAGGTGACGCGGTTACCCCAGCCATTGCTGAGCTAGGTGCCACAGGTACGCAAGGTCTTTTAGCTGCGGGCAAAGAAGCGCTTGCAGTTCCACAAAAGATGATTACGTTAGCCAATAACGCATACGCTGGTTCGCCCGCGCTGCGTAACGGCTTCCTGTCTGAAGTTGCTCCCGGCGTATCGCGCTTCCTTCCCGCAGCCGGTGGTATCGTCGGCGCGGCTAAGTCGTTTATGGACACGCCGCAAGAGCGCTCGGCGTTTGAGAACAACGTTACGCCTAAGGGTTCAGTTCTTCCTCCCGGTGTTGCTGACGCAGCTAGAGTTATGCAGCACGTTGGCAACGCCGTGTCAGGTAACGCAGCCGGTGTCTTCGGCGCGCAAGTTGCTAAGCTGACTAACCCAGACATCACGCCTGAGGAATCACGTATTGCACGTACAGCCAAGGGCCGTATTCGTGGTCAGGGAACCACAGGCAGCTTCCCGGGCATGGCAGACGGCGGCACGTCCCCTTGGGACTCAGCTTATGCTCCCGGCGGTTCATTGTCGAGCCGCGCTAAGCCACAATCTGTTCAATCTATTCTCGCTGCTACTTTAGCGCAGAGAAACCAACCGACAGCGCCTATAGCTCCTTCACCGGCAGCTACGCCGTCACCTGAGCTTGCACCCGCGTCACCCGCTGCAACTCCCATGGCTGCTGCACCTGCTACCTCGACCCAGCCAGCCATGGGAAGCGGTCCTATGCCAACGGCAGGGCCGGGGCATGAGATGAGCAACAGCCAATGGAACCAGATGGCCGCTGGCACGCTCCCATCCGCACCTACAGCATCGTCATCAGCGAACTGGAACTCACAACAGAATGACGCCTTACGTATGCAAAACTCTATGAGTATTTTGCAAGCTAAACCTATGTCTTCTTCTTTAGTTTTGCCTAATAAGCAACCCGGAGCTAGCTGGACACCGGATGTTCAAAACCCCGGTAAAACTGACGGTGCTGCTATCCGTGTTGGGCAGACACAATATGGAGGTGGATTACGTGGCGGCGGTCGAGTGACTGGCCCCGGTGGTCCGCGCGAAGACAAGGTTGGCCCAGTCATGTTGTCGAACGGTGAGTATGTCCTACCTGCCAAGACCGTGCAGAAGCTAGGTGGCCCAGAAGAAATTGACGAGGTGGTTAGAGCTACGAACGACGGGCGTGAACCTCAGCACGCAGATACAGATGATCGCGGGCTACGCCACGCCGCTTCCGGCCTGTCGCCTTGGGATCCTACCCTTGGGCAAGCTCCGGGAGTTACGAATGGCCCACCAGCTTACACACCGCCACCGCAGCTACCGCCCCCACAACCGGGTACGTCGGTTGCTACACGTCCGTATGAGCCTAACTGGCGTCTATATCAAGCTCCCGCCGTCGATCCGAACGTGATCGACGTCGATCCTGTTCGTCAGTCTAGAGTACCACCGGGCGGTTCTCCGGAGATGCAGGCTGTGCGCCAAGCGCAAGCTGCTGATCAGGCGGGGCTTCGTGCGGGTCAAGCCGTTGCTGATGCTAAAGCTGCTGCGCAAGCGGCAGGCCCAGCGTCATCAGCTGCTGGCGCTACGCGCGGTTTAGTTGGTAAAGCCGCTGGCCTAGTTGCAGACGTAGCTAAACCCATCGCGCTTGGTATGACTGCGTACGAAGGGCTACATACATCTACAAGTGATTATGCTAAACGCCTTAAAGGCCTAGCTCCAGCTGGTCTGCTTAACACAGATGCTAAGGGCAATATACAATCTAATGGCGGTAATTGGCTGCGTGAACATGGGTATGACAATGCTGGTCAGTTAGTGGACGATATAGGTGTTCGTACTCACGGCGTTGCTACAGATTTGGCGAATACACTCGCATTCGGACAGCTAGGTTCATACTTCGCGGACAAACAAGCCGCCCCTGCCGCCGCTCCTCAAGGCCCGGTCCCCGGTCAGCCAGCGGTAGGACTTCATCGCCAAGACCCTAATGTGGCAAATGTTATCGCCGGTAACGTGGCTATGGATCGCAACACGCCAGATACGGGCGGTGCCATTCAGCAAACTGGTAACACGTTCTACGGCGGTGTGGGCGGCGCGCAAGGCAAAGCGCTTGAAGATGCTGAGGCAGCCAAGGGCCGCCAACGTTATCAGAACGACGCTGCGGGAATGTACGCTGCGATCCAAGGTCACATCGCCAACGGCGACTTAGAGACAGCGAACAAGCTGGCGTGGGATCCTGCCTCACGTGCTCTAGTGAACCAAGGCTACGCTGCTCGGAACGCAGCTATGGCGGCGAACAGCCGCTCGTCAACACCTGACGAAGACGCGCTGAACTCACGCTATGACAAGGCGGCTGATCGTCTACGTGGCCTATTCCGCAGCGACAAGGCTCAAGGTAACCTAGCTAAACATTTAACAGAGCTAAATCAACAACGCGCTGGCGAGCTAGCCAACCTACGCAATACGAAGGTGCAGGCGCGCGGCCAAGATCTGCTGTCCGAAGGTAACCAAGCTCGCATCGCGTCCGAACAAGCTATCGCCAACCAGCGTAACCAGTTCGATTGGCGCAAGACCATGATGGAACAGACGAACAAGGATCGAGAGTATCAGCTGAACTCCGCTAAATATGGTACGGAAGTGGCTAAGATCCTGCACGATCAACAAGTGGAACGGGAAACTAAGAATCAGTCTGTGTTCGATACTTTCGCTGCGAAGAGATTCATCGGCCCTGACGGTAAACCTGATCAGGCAGCAGCAGCTGAATTCTCACAGTTTGCGCACTCAAGCTTAGGAGATGTGTACTCTAAACCCGCCCCTGAGCGTGACCGTATACTAGCTTCAGCAGCCAATCGTTGGGAAATTCAACGCAATTCCAACAAAGCCGCTCCTGATGGATACACAGCTACTACATCTCAGCAACTTAGAGATATTAAGGGGTACCATAAAGGTGGTGTAGAAGACATCCCGCAGATCGGTATTACTGGTTGGGCGGCTGGGAAACTGCCGTTTGTTAACAATGATGTGGTAGACTTCGCGGATGGTAATTCACGTACTGCTAGATCGCTTGGTGCTCGCGATAGCCAAGATATAAAAGACATCGTTTACCAAAACCAAAACAACGGTCTGCGTAATAAGTAAGGAGCTGTATGGCCGATATCACTTCCTCGCTTCGTCAGATGCGAGGCCCGTTTCTGTCCGACCCAGAGGTATATAACACTCCTCAGTTAACTGCTGAGGAAAATGCCGCTTCATTACCGGGGCAGTTAGCTAAGGGTGTAGTTTCTGGCCTTACAGGAATAGGCGCTGGGCAAGCGGCAAGTCAGGCATTCGCGGCAGAGCAAGCCGGGGCTTCTAATGTTTCGGCTCTACGTGCGCGCGCTGGCGACTTAGCACGATTATCCGAAGCGCAAGCTCCGGACGTACGCTCGTTTAGAGACATTCATGGTGTAGGCGACGCAGCTGATTATTTCGCAGGCGGTATCGGCGGCATGATCCCATATATCCCTCCTGTTGTGGCCGGTGCCGCAGCAGCTAGGGTGATTGGTCCTTCCGCGCTGCGCGCCTTCACACCTACGGCTGGCAGCATCGCCGCCATGTACCCGCTCGAAAAGGGTGCGGCGTATCTCAGCCAATACCAAGATCCAGTACAAGCGGCGCAGCCGATAGATGTTCGTGAATCAGCAGCTACGAAACAAGCTGCGCTGAAGGCCGCGCTCCTAGGCGGCGGCGCTTCAAGCGTGCTACGCGGTCTTGCTGGCCGTGCTGGCGAGGGGATTATCGGCGGCGCGTTAGAAGCTGGCTTGCCGATGGTGGGTGCTGAGAAAGTGGCGCAGCACTACGCGTCACAACTTAACCCGGGGCGCGACACTACACACGACACTGACGCGCTTATCGACGCAGCTATCCAAGGTGGTGCGCTCGGCGCTGCTGGGCATCTACCATCTAAGTTTGGCAGTGCTGTCGGCTCGGCGGTTGATCGCTTCCGTCCAGAACCTAAGCCGCCGGTCGCTCCTAACGAGGTTGGTCCTCCGTCTGAGCCGCTAGTCCCCGGTGGATTGGTGGATGGTGTTAAGAACGCTGCGGGTGCTATTAATGAACGTGTTATACAGCCGGGTATTAAGGCCGCAGAAGAAGCATACCAAGGGCTCAAGCCTAAGGCTGCGGACTTCGCTAAAGATGCAGAGCAGTTTGCTAGCGAGAAGGTCGACAAGTTCGCAGAGGCTACTAGGACAGCTGAGAGCTTCCCAGACTTCATGCGCAAGGTCTTCGGTAAGGAAGATGAAGATGCGCAGACGCTCGTTGACGGTGATAAGGCAGACGCGTATAAAGGTGCTGACGGCAAGGTAGACGAGAACAAGCTGTTCGCGTCTGATGGGCCACGCAAGCAGAAGGCTGCTGAGTACGCTCAACAGCTGATGGATGACCCCGCCACTCCTAATCATGTGAAGCAGAAGATCGCCTCGTTCAACGGCGACTTTTCTGATCCCGCAGCACAATCATACGTAGGTAATACGATCCTAGGCCAGCGCGCTGGGCAGCGTGCGGCTGATGTTGTTAACGCCATTAAAAAGAGCGTTGATGATCTCGTTAAGAAGGCACAGGAAGCTGCGCCGGAAATCAAGAAGGCTGCAGGTGAAGCTATTGATGGCGCGAAGGACGCGATCATCAAGAAGAACATGCAAGAGCCTAAGACGAAGCTTGAAGTTGAGTCGCTTATTCATAAAGGACTACATGATGAGTTACAAGCTCAGCCAGCGGCAATTGCGCAAGTACCCGAACTTGCAAAGATTATTACAAAGCTACTCGCGCAGGGAGCGCCTATCGATGATTCAGCGCTTAAGGTCTTTGGTGGATTCCACGCCATGGATCAACTGTTCAAGGACACAGGCGCGACACTTAAGTCGGTTGCTGAGACTCTAGGCACCGACGATCTGTTCAAGCGCAGCGTGAAGTTCCGCAGCGCCGAGGAAGATTCGAAGCGCCCAGACTCCATGCTGTACCGCGCCATTCCGCCGGAACATCGTGAACAGATGAAGGGTTCAAACTTCCGCGAGCTCGGTCGCTTCATCGACAGTGTCTCTGGGCTTGACGATAAGAAGTTTACCCTAGCTGTTGATGGCTTAGCTACGCACGTATTCGGTAGCAAGGAAGCCGCGCGCACGGTGGTTGATTACTACACGCGCAAGAACGAGTCGGAGCTTGCAGATACCCCGCGTAGCAAAGATGTAGAGCATCCAATCGACTTAGCTAACAAGGGTATTGTAGATACCAATCCAGTGCATAGCTTTCTTTATGCCTCTGTAGATCCGGGTAAGAACCAGCCGTTCCATACCTCAGAGGTTGGTAGAAAGGGCGGTCTAGACGAGCAGCTAAAGATTGAACATGACAGGGGGCTGGCAGAAGTTTCTAAGCGCAATATGGCTGATCACGTACAGCGGGAAGGTATAGACCCTGTCGATGAGCTAGCACGTATTGAGCATATGATTAACAAGCGTATCGAGGGTCATGAGAAGCATCCACAGCAAGACGAAAAGCGTAAGCAGGATATTGCTAATCTAAAGGCTCAGTTAGAGCAGATCGAAGAACGTAAGCGCGAAGTTACTGACGACGAGATGTTCAAGGACAACCCAGACCATGCTAAGGAAATGGCAGCGGAGAACGCGCTAAAAGATTTCCATGTCGGGGTGCTGACGAAGGCCGATGCTGATAAGTTCGCTGCTGACGACCACTTCATGTGGTCAGCTAGCCGCGCTTATATGAGACAGAAGCCAGCGCAGCGAAAAGCAAATAGAGACAAGACCGTAACCTTCAACATGAAGGACGGCAAGCAGATGACGCTCTATGCACCCGCTATGGTAAAACTGATGGGTGTGAAGCAAGGTTTAGGGCCGGAAGAACACTTAGGTCCCCGTTCCGCTCGCCTGTTCCGCGACGCTATTACGTCCATGCTGCTGAGTGATAAAGTCGACGGTCTTGCGCACGACATTCATAATGTTCGGTACAGCGATACAGCCACTCTCGCAAGCGAAGCGAAGGAACAACAACGCGTTACGAAGAAGGTCATGGAGGCTAACAAGCGCTTCCAAGACGCTACTGATGAGATGGATGCTAACAACCTCCGTAAGAAGGAGCTAGTTGGTATCATTCAAGAAGAAAAATGGTCCACACATCCTAAGGTATACGAGGAGCTCCGAGCCCTACAAGAGCGGTATGACGAGCTTAAGGATCTAAGGGACAAGGCTCGTCAGGATGGCGCTGACATCAAGCTTGATAAGACTGACAAGCAGGAGCGCGAAGAACAAGGCGTTACGGATATCGTCAAGGATATCGTTGAGAAGGAAGGCAACACACGCATCAACCAAGAGCGTGGCTATCGTCGTGCGGGTGATAATCGTGCAACATCTTCTGGTCAGATTACTGATCAAACGGCGCACGACATCAAGAAGCAGATCTTCGATCTCCGCAAGTCGCTTGAGGATCCCGGTCGCCCGATGGATAAGAAGCGCATTCGCGACAAGATCGCTTCGCTACAACAAGAACTTCGTAGATTTGAAAAGGTTAAGCCTGAGGCTGATGTTGGCGAGCGCCCAGAAATGACTACTGGGAAGGCGCAGCACCAAGCTCCTGTGGATGATCCGCTATCTAAGAAGAAAAGAGCGGAGATCCCCGGCGAGATCATCCGAAAAAAATCTAGGATGAGTACCCAGATCCATGAGGATCTGGGTAAGGAAGGTATTGCCGCGACACACGATTCTCCGTTCAAGTTCGACAAGTTCGGCTGGACACAGCACAAGTACAAAGGTGAAGGCATCATGGTCTTCGGCGCAGGCACGTACTTAAGTACTGGGGACGGCGTGCATCGTTCGTACAAAAAACGTTTCACTCAGATGGTCGAAGGTCGGCTGGATCAACACGCCCATGAACGTAATATGGCGGAGATGCGAGTAGAGAATTACGAAGGTGAATTGCGTGATTTGGAGCCTGTAAAAAACGTTTCGAAGTGGCAGGACTATGCTGATTGGCAAAATGAAAACGGCATAGCCGACGATTACGCTCATGGGAAGCAATTCGTATACGCCGTAGAAGATGATTTTGGCAGGGAGCGTTTCCTTTCTGTTAGAAAAATGGGTGATAAATGGGTGGATGATCAGGAGCATCAGGCATATTTGAACGCTCCTGAGGATTATCCTGTCCCAACTGCTAGGTACGACACGAAAGAAGAAGCAATGCGTGCCGTCTATAAAAACCAAGTAGAAAGCGTCAAGAAGCAGCTTGAGAAAGCTAAGAGTGAATTAGCAGCTATTCCTAAGTCGCCGCTCGCGGAGCTTAAACAGGCAAAGGCTAATCTAGAAATCGATAAAGACCGTTACGAACTTCTTCTGCGCGGTTCGAAATTTGAAAACTGGGAGTCCAGTGGGAAGGTTCGCGGGGTAGAGACGTTCACGCCTAAGAACGCGCTTCCAATATTTGACCTAGATGGTTTCTCTATGGACCGTATCTATAAAGACCCCAACGACGGGATGTGGAGATCAGAGATGTATCCCGGCGCGCTAGAAGATAACTCTATAGACCTAAATGATAAGGGTTATAAAACTGCGCAGGAGCTTTTAGATCATGAATACGGCGCTAAAGTACCGGAAGCAAAGGCTGATTACGACGCTTCCGTTGCTAAGCTAGCAGAAGCAGAGTCTAACGTGTCGCCGTTCATAACGAAATCAGCCACGTATCACGTGACGGTACGTGCGCGACCAGACGAAATTCTGAAGTGGGACGCTCTATTGAGTAAACAGCCGGTGGCTAAGGGTATCTTTGAACGCGCAGGCATCGGCAAGCCCGATACAGCTACTTGGGGTGGCGACGTAAAACACGGCGGGTTTGAGACGTTTGGGCACAACGCCGAATTCCAAATTATGGTCCGTGAGAGTGCGACCGGTAAATGGATCATGCGTGTGCTGCACACAAAGACGAATATAAAAGTCCACGAAGCACTTTTTAATACTCGTGGCGAAGCTCGCATCGCCGGTGAGAAAGAATTCACAGCATATAATCACGACTCAAACATTGGGATGCTGTATGGCTCCGACGCTTACAAGAAGCTTGCCAATAAGCTAGGCGGCTCCGAAGCCGCGTCGATCTATCTCGCAGAGCACGGCCTCGTCGGGCATGAGTATGCTTCTTCTGGCGGCAAGGACGATAAGTTTCCTAACTACGTCATCTACAATGATGATCGCATCGACATTAACCACGTCCACTTCTCAGCGCAGCGTCCCGAAATTGGTAAGGACATCTCACCGGAACAGGCTAAGAGCATCCGCGACTACATCATGAAGACACGCGGTCCCGAGGTTCGCGCTGAACTGGACAAGTTCGCTAAGGATATTGGTGGCTCAGGCGAGTACTACAAGAATGGCGAAGAACGTGTTATCAAGATCGCACGCGACGCGCTTAATCCTGAGTCCGTTGCCTTCCATGAGTCGATGCACGACTTCTTCAACACGTTATTGAACGATACCTCTGCGGGTAAGAAGGTGCAGGAGCAGCTTCTGCGTGCCGCTGACCGTCCGTGGATCCAAGCTCAGCTTCGTGTGCTGCTGAAGGATCATCCCGAAGCGCTGAAGCAAGTAAAGTCTGAACCCGAAGAAGCTCTAACCTATATGTATCAGTTCTGGGCGGCTGGGCAACTGCGCATGAACATGGACGCCATTCCAGTGTTCTCGCGTATCACGAAGTTCATCCGCGACATCCTAGGTGTTGTGACACGCGGCGAGCAGGCCGAGGCGATCTTACAGGCGTTCCACGACGGTAAGCTGAAAGATATGTCCGTGGCTGGCAGCGTCATCGCAGACATGAATCTGAAGACCATAGGGGATAAGTTCGACGCGGTCGCTAAGCCGCTTAAGAGCGTCGTCGGCACGTGGCTAACACCTACAACTGATGTGCTGCGTAACACAGGTTCACCGGCGCTTAAGGCTCTAGCAGACAAGTTCCACATGGAGCCTGACCGTGAGCGCGGCGAGCCGGGGTTCATACAGAAGCGTGGACAGACGGAAGGTAAGTTCGACAACAAATTCCAAGACGCTCTGGAAGGTACAACCGCTGCTGAACGTAAGGCCGCTCTGGACGAGCTACAGTCTATGCTACCGCCTACTACACAGCTAGGCATGAAGCTCCAAAAACTGCTAGGTGACCTGTTTAACTACATGGATAAGGCTGGCGTTAAGAACTCCGTTATGGAGAACAAGAAGGTGGTGTGGAAGCCGCTCAACAGAGTGAACAACTACTTCCCTCGTGTCTGGGACCGCAGCATTATTCGCGCCAAAGAGGCTGAGTTCCGTGATCTGTTAAAGACTGAAGGCAACTTAACCGATACCGAAGCTAACGCCATCATCAAGACAATTACGGCTGGCGACGGGCTTGTGGAGTGGGCTGAGAACGAGCACCATATGGGCTTCACCCCATATAGCTCCGCAGTAAAAAATCGGGGACTGACGTTTATCAACCAACAAAACGCCGCTAAGTTCGCAGCATTCCAGAGCAAAGACATGGTGAACGTGCTGCAGACGTACATCAGACAGGCGGTTCACAGAGGCGAGTACGCTCGGTACTTCGGAAACGATGGCGAAGGTATTAAACAAGCGCTTGCGCAAGCGAAACTGGAAGGAGCGTCGGAAAAGGAGATACTGGACGCAGCACGGGCGGTGCGTGCTATGGAAGGAACCCTCGGCGCTGAAATCAATCCTCGCCTACGGGATGTGTTCAATGCAGCCGTGGGGTATGAGAACATCGTGCTCCTGCCGTTCGCGCTGTTTTCATCTCTGATCGATCCGCTCGGTGTGGCTGTGCGCTCGGGTAATGTGGCAGACGCAGCCATCGCGTTCAAGGACGGCGTTAAGGGCATCTTCGAAGACGCGTTCAGAGTGAAGAAAGACCGCGAGTATGAGATGGCGAGAACTATCGGCGTCATCAGCGATCTAAATAAGCTAGAGGCCATGGGACAGATCACGCAGTCCCAGTACTCAGCCGGTTGGCTACGTAAGGCTAATGACCTTTACTTCAAGCTCAACGGTATGGAAACATGGAATGAGCGTATGCGTGTGTCAGCTATGGGCGCAGGAATGCGGTTCATGGTGCGCAACAAGGACAACGCACGCTATATGGAAGAGTTAGGACTAGAAAAAGGAGACGTTCGGGAACTTCCAGATGGTCGGATAGCTCGAACTACAGATGAGGGACTTACACCAGAACAAGAACAGCGCGTGCAAGCGGCGCTATACAGATTCGTGGACGGGGCTATTCTACGTCCTAACGCTGCGCATCGTCCTGCTTGGACTAGCGATCCACACTACATGTTGGTCGCGCATCTCAAGCAGTATACGTTCACTTTCCAGCAGACTATTTTGAAACAAGTCAAGAAAGAAGCGCAAAACGGTAACTACCGGCCAGCATTTATTTTAGCGTCGTATGTGCCGTTCATTGCTGCATCGGACCTGATGCGTGGTAGTATTGCTGGTACGATCAAGAACGGTTGGACGTTCGGTGAATTTATGCAGGATGGTATTGCACGCTCAGGTATCCTAGGTGTCGGGTCATTCGGTACCGACGCGCTGAAGGATGCACAACTAGGGCAGATGCCGGGTTCTAGCTTCTTAGGACCGACTGCTCAGCATATCATCATGGCTGCAAAAACAGTTGCGGGAGCTCCGGGCTCAAGTTGGCATGAGCTACTACTAAGATCAATGCCAGCATCTCCACTATCTAGAGCAATAGAGTAAAATTGCTGTTGTGTGCCCCCATCCTTCGGGGTGGGGGCTTTTTCATCCGGGGTACTATGAAATACTATGTCTACGAACACTTCCACCCAGTTACTGGTGAAGTAGTCTATATAGGGAAGGGTACCGCCGGTAGAGCGTGGTCATGTGGTTCTAGCACAGCTAAGCCGGGGCTTAGAGGAAACAGAACAGCGGAACATAATGGTTGGATTACAGCGCTTCTAAACCAAGGATTTACCCCCGCCGATTTCGTAAGAATAATCCAACAAGGATTAACAAACAATGAGGCGCTTAAGCTAGAAAAAGAGCTATTAGATGATTCAAAATATGTGGGCTTGTTTAATAGGCTATGCCCAACAAAACTAACACAAGAACAGGTACGCGACGGGCGTTATATGCTAGAACACGGCATACCGTACTCGCAAGCCGCTAATAAATTAGGCGTATCCACAATGACGTTGTGGCGCGCTATGAATGGAAAGACGAAGGGAATAAATTATGGCGTTTGAACGTACAAGCAATCCAGAATACTCTCGTTATATTCACGTATCGCGCTATGCGCGGTGGCGTGAGTTCGATAAGCGCAGAGAGACTTGGGAAGAAACAGTTGAGCGGTACTGTAAGTTCTGGCAAAGACGTTATGGCGATCTGTTCCCGTATGAGCGTGTGTACAACGCGATTGTTAACTTAGATGTTATGCCTTCCATGCGCAGTCTGATGACTGCGGGACCGGCACTGGAGCGCGACGAGATGGCTGGGTATAACTGTTCAGCCCTGCCCATTGATCATCCGCGCGCATTCGATGAGATCCTGTATGTGCTGATGTGCGGTACTGGCGTCGGCTTCTCCGTGGAGAGTCAATTTGTTAATCAGCTTCCTGTTGTACCTGAACTTTTCGATTCTGATACTACTATCGTTGTCGGTGACAGCAAAATTGGCTGGGCAACGGCTCTCCGTCAGCTTGTGGGTCTTCTGTATAGTGGCAGCGTTCCTAGCTGGGACGTTAGTCGTGTCCGCCCCTATGGAGCACGTCTCAAGGTATTTGGTGGGAGAGCCTCAGGACCAGCGCCCCTAGTCGATATGATGCAGTTCGTCGTTAAGACGTTCCGCAAGGCTCAGGGCCGTCGCCTGACTCCCCTAGAGTGTCATGACATCGCCTGTAAGATCGCGGACTGCGTGGTTGTGGGCGGCGTGCGTCGTTCTGCGCTGATCAGCCTGTCAGACCTCTCTGACGTCGCCATGCGGGACTCAAAGAGCGGCCAGTGGTGGGACGAGCCTGACAAGGGCGTCGTCCGTGAGGGCCAGCGGGCTTTAGCGAACAATAGCGCGGTTTATGAGCAGCGGCCTGACATGGACACCTTCCTAGCTGAATGGACGGCTCTGGTGGCCTCTAAGAGCGGCGAGCGGGGGTTCTTTAACCGCCAGTCCTCGCGCCTACAGGCCCGTAGAACAGGCCGTAGGGACTCAGATCAGGCGTTCCTGACCAACCCGTGCGGAGAGATCATCCTACGCCCATATGGCCTATGCAATCTAACCGAGGTTATCGTGCGGCCGGGAGATACGCTCAAAACTCTTAAGGAAAAGGTTGAAGTGGCTTCGATCATCGGCACGTTCCAGTCCACGCTGACCAACTTCAAGTACGTGCGTCAGGTCTGGCGGAAGAACGCTGAGGAGGAGCGCCTACTAGGCGTCTCAATGACTGGGATCATGGACCACCCGCAGCTGCGTCAGGTAGACATTAACACTGAGGTCTGGTTAGAGGAGTTAAAGCAACATGCTATCGACGCAAATGCTCGTTGGGCCAGTTCTCTTGGGATTAATGTTTCTCGCGCTATTACAACGGTCAAGCCTAGCGGGACAGTTTCCCAGCTTGTCGATAGCGCTTCTGGCATTCATCCTCGCTGGAACAATCGTTATATTCGTACTGTGAGGGCAGATAAGAAGGATCCGCTAGCCAAGTTCATGCGCCTTAAGGGCTTCCCCGTGGAAGACGAGCAGCGCCGTCCAGACGTTACGGACGTGTTCAGCTTCCCGGTGGAGATTTCAGGCCCCGTGACGATCCGTACGGACGTTACAGCCATCGATCAGCTAGAGCATTACATGATGTTCAAGCGCCATTGGTGTGAACATAATCCGTCCATTACTGTCTATGTTAAGGATGACGAGTGGTTAGCGGTTGGTGACTGGGTGTACAAAAACTTTGATGAGATCGGTGGCATTTCGTTCCTGCCGCACAGCGATCATATCTACGCACAAGCACCGTACCAAGACTGCACACAAGAAGAGTTCGACGCGCTTCTGGCACGTATGCCTAAGAACGTTGACTGGACAGAGCTAGGGGCCTTTGAAGATGAGGACAACACTAGCGGATCGCAGGAACTAGCGTGCCTAAGCGGGGTATGTGAAATTGTCTAAACGGTTACCAGATGCAAAAGTAGGTCAGAGATTCGGTGAATGGGAGGTAGTTGGAGAAGGGGATAAGACCCCGGGAAGCAGAGTTAGAACGTGGAGAGTACAGTGTAGTTGTGGCAGTATACACAGTGTACGGATCCACGCTCTGCTAGCCGGGAAGTCTAGGAAGTGTACCGAGTGCCGAGATTCTGGGATTTATATAACGAGGGAGAACAACGCTAACTGGAGAGGGCATGGCCCTGTGGGACGCACTGAGTTTAGCCGTATGCTAGCCAGTGCTAAGAAGAAGGGATATGAGGTCAACGTGACGATGCAGTACCTAGCGGAGATCTTCAAACAGCAGGACGGTAGGTGTGCTCTTACTGGACTGCCCCTGAAGATCCAAAAAGGTGTTGGTAACGCCTCGATTGACCGCATAGACAGTAAGAAGGGCTACATCATTGGCAATGTGCAGTGGGTTGATAAACGCGTTAACATCATGAAGCATGTAATACCGGAGTCGGAGTTCATAGAACTATGCCGACTAGTCTATCTAAAAAAGGAGAAGCATAATGATTGAAGGTCTATTAATTCTTGGTGCGTTCGTTCTAGGTCTGGTGGGTGGTGCGAAGTGGCAACAAAATGTCTTCGCTGCTGAGAAGCTAGCTGCTGAGGAAACAGCTAAGCTGGTTGAAGTGGCTAAGAAGCGCATCAATAAGAAGAAGACTCCCCCGCCTGCGGCATAACGCAACCCCATATAGCTCCGCTATAATAAAAAGGCCCCTCACGGGGCCTTTAACCATTGTAGGATCCAATGGATGATACGCCAAATTAGACCGCTGGCGCTGGCGGTTGAAGCTCCGGGGTACCGAATTCCAGCACGCCGGTCACTGCTTGCGCATCCACGACTTCAATCGCGCCTGTTAGCGTAATCGTAGACACACCCTCACCAATGTCCGCGTCAAAAGACGCGGTGATAACCGCTGCCCCTGCAGAAACGCCCGTGACCACCGCGCCAAATTGTCCCGTCGAAGCGACCTTAGCAACCGTCTCATCTGACGATAAGAAGGTGACATTTCCGTCGATTTTCGCTGGGTGATTGCCCGGGGTCTTCGGGGCGACGACCACACTAACTTGTTCTTCATTTGTAATACGAGCCATAAAGCCCTCCACGTAAGATTGATTGCCTGTTGACCATCTGAACACAAAAAACTTAGACGGCTTAAGCCGTTTCTTTTTGTGATAGTACGTAGTAGTGATAATCTCATCCCCGCACCTTGTAATGCGCTTCCGAGTAACACTTCTACTTGATGCTTTAAATTTTTTCATTGATCCACCTTTACGAGCTTTCCGTCCATCATTACGAAGACGTCTTTCCCTTGCTTCAGAAAGTCGCCGCGAAGGATCTCTTTTTTGTCTTTTTCATCCATCATTTTGACTGCTACGATACGCTTGTAGATGATACCACAAAGCATATCACCTTCGTTTAAGCGACGAAGAAATTCGTCTCTTAAAATTGTCACACTAGTGTCCGCAGAGGCGATAATTAGGCTCTCGAATTCACCGTCCTCAGACATATGTACTTGAACATCGAAGTCTAGAAGCATACTAGATTTATCACCTTTAATATGTAGGACAGCATGCCGTTCAAAAGCTTGGGGCTGAGGAGCGCGGCGCATAGAAGACATCTGGAGCTGTAGATATATCTGTTGTTTCCGTATCTCCATCTCCTTCTGCTGTACCTTCATCGCATACTCCAGCTTCTTCAGTTGAAGCTCTGTATGTGATAGAGCTAAATCATCAATGAGCGGGGTATGATACGTTTGCTGTGTTTGGGTCCCAGCAGGCTCTGCAATCTCCGCACTCGTTGTTTTGTCTTCTTGCTGGGCAAGTAGCTTGTCCTGCTTGCGACGTAACCGTTGAAGTATGCCGGAAAGCGGGAGGATTGCCATCTATCATTGCTCCTGAAACACGTATAACTAGGTTGTTTGGTACTGTGTGAGTGCGCAAGTACTCTTTTACTATAGCATTCTCTCTCGTAGGGAGCCAGAAGTGGGTGTCTGGGCAACGCGAGGCTACCTGAACTATGCGATCTAGGTGGTCAAGTCCTTGGATATCCCCTGAATCGTGCCAGCGGAACCATTCGATCTTCTTGTTTTGTATCAGGTAGACCATCGCGTCGACCCAGCGCGGGTCTGTAAGTGTGCCCAGCCGCCGGTACTCGGCGTCCTGTACGTTCTGGAAGACGTATCGCCCCTTTAAGGCGTAGCACTTACTACAGACTGAGTTTGGGATCTGGCGCAGCACGCTACCGACCTTGCACTCTCTTGCCGGGAGCCCGTAGGCATACCCCGGCATTTTACTAGGCTTGGATAGGCCTCCTACCACTGCTTCTGCCGCCCCAAGGGTATGGAAGCTCATCGGCTGAACATTCATACATAAACTTATGATCAGGATACTTGAGCTTCAACCCAACAAGCGTGGCGTACGCCTTCGCTTCTAGTCCACCGTCATGTATATATGGTTTAATCAGTTGCTCCATCACGTCGGATGGAGAATATCTAACCGTCAGAGAAAACAATTCCGGGATCTGATCCTGAGGAAGGAGCTCTGATCCCGGTACAGCTATGATCCAACCTTTACTCTGCGCAGCGATATTGTCGTCCAGTGTCCATCTACCTTCTTCTACTTCTATGTCTTCATCTCTCAATAGTATCACTCTTGAGACTGGGCTTTCTATCAGTCGTCGCTGAACGCTTTTCGCGTATGCCTGCGCATACGCTGCGTCTGTTCTAGGAATTGTTGGCATTGTATACACGTAATTGCACCGGTCTTTAGACGGCCCGTGGGTATGGTATCTCCACACTCCACGCACTCACCTTCGAAGTCTTCCGGAATCTGGACGTTAGCGTCCCTTCGCACTTTGGCGACTTTCTCATCTAAATCGGCCTGCAACTGCCCCTCCACAAATTCAAGAAGTTTTTCGTTCACGTTTTAATACGTCTTTCACTAGGTAGTACGCCATCACCCCAGTTACTAGGATTTTGTAGAGGTTCTGGCTAGCTTGAGCGGTTCTAAGGATCTTGTTAAACAAGGACTAACTCCTGTGATGCCTCGGATTAGCCCTGCAAGGTCTTTCCGGCTCATGATGCGCGCCTTCATCTCATCTGACGTCATAGGACTTTCCCAAGTGCGGTTTCTGAATAACACACCGCCATCTGGACAGCCCAAAATTACGACGACGTTTCGCCCTTCCGCGTGCCGGTCACTGAGCCATTTCAGCTGACGATCTGTCAAAGCTGGAACGATCTCAAGGCTCTTAGGAATCTTAGGGATAAATTTGTACTCCACCCATACATCTCCCATAGCTCCTGAGTACCACACATCTGCGGTCCCGGCGCGGTAGGGATTATACATCTTCTCGTGATACACATCTTTAAGGTGTGCGTTAACGGAAGCTATAAACGTATTTTCAGGCTTGGTTGCCAAAGTCTATGTCTTGGATATCTATGTGGCCGCATCGGCAGCATATACGGGCTTTGAACTTCATCCCGGGTGGCAGACGTACTATGATCTTGTCACTGGTTTCGTCGAACTCATGATAATGGTGCTGTCCGAAAAAGCACAGCACCTTTCCGATATAGTACCATATATAATCACTCACCGTCTTCATCTTCTTCCTTCTTCTTAAACCAGCGCCTATGTACATAGATGGCTACTGGCACAGCTATAGGACCAGCTAGGACGTAGCCTAGATACTCCTCAATTGAGTTGGCGTGCGGGATATGGGTTAGCAGGAACAGCTGAGCTATGCCGATCATCGTACTGTTCACCATCGCCATGCCTATATGCCCTGAGTTCACGATGAGGCTCTGGAACCCGAGGAGGAACACTGAGACGAATGTCACTACGAAGATCAGGATCGCGGTCATTCCTGATTAACTCCCATTATCGAGCGCATAATAGACCGGTACGTTTCAGTTCTGAATTTAGAACGGCGGCTGCTTTCACGCTTATCTGCAGGTTTTTTAGTCACATTGGTAAGCTGTTTGTAGATTTCTGCGCCTTTAGGGTACAAAATTTCATTGTCATACTCGGTTAAACAGGGCATCATGAAATCAATTGTTTTGCCCTTCAGTTCAAGTACGTGCCCTGTGTTTTTATACAGAATGAGCCTGTGGTGCCCCGCGTACGGATGGAGCTCCCAGCTGTCTGCCTGATCCAGCATCTTATCTAGAAGTGTACCCAGCTTCGATAGTCTTGGTTTAGTCGCTGCCATTTGTAATCCCTAGGACGTTGTTCATGATGCTCTTATAATACTTCCGCTGGTTATTAGATCGCGTAGTTTCCTTGCACCGGTTGTCGAACTCCATGAACTTGTCACCTGTGTGCTGCTCCACTACAGGCTTAACCTTCTCCCATAGGTGCGCACGGTCATACGCTGAAAGACATGCACAGCCGTATACATCGAACTTGTACTTGAACGTCACATCCAGAGCTAGATCGCCTCTAGGGTGCCTAAGGATACGTCGCCTAGCTTGGCCGTACCCTACCTCATGCACTTTCCATTCCTCTGGGGTATCTAGCATCTTGCTTAAGATCTCCCCCAACTTCGTTAGCTTCTCCAACTGTCTCTCCTTCTTAACATCATAGTAATCGTCGCCGTAGTTATCTTTATATCTTTGTTGCTGTGCTAGGTGATACTTAAGACGTCTTGTTGCTGTCATGGTAAATGGAACAGGTCCTTCACACTCTGTTGAAGGTCCTGTAATGTCCCGTTGTTAATTAGTATCCCGTCTCCTGCCTCTTGGGCTACCCCCACCTCGCTAGCGTGTTGTCTAACCCGCTCTGCGCTGTCTCGCTTGATATGAATGATCCGGCCACCTAGCCTTCGTACCCATTCAGCTTCATTGTCAAAGCGTACATCAGCCACCACCATACCGGGGCCAGAGCTAAGCAGCCTTTGGCGGGCAAGAATCAACCATATATCTTCGTTGATAAGGTTCCGTCCCCACTCCGTGCCTAGGGTCTGCATTAGCTCGCGCGGAGACTTTCCAATGGCTGGGATGATGTCTTCTTTGTGCTGGATCCAGTACGGGTCGTTTAAGTCTATGTTGAAACCGGCTTTGAGCATTGCCCGCATAGGATCTGCGAATGAGTACTGGTAACCGCCTCTCGCCGCGACGATAAATCTAGCGACCGTGTCTTTACCAACTCTAGCTCGCCCCGTAAGACCGATAATTGGTATTTGAGCCATTCGTTTTCTTCTTTTAAGTGTTTTCTGAGTTCTGGGGGGTTAACCTCAGCCATTTGTAAATCTCCTGAAGGTGTTGAGCCTGAGTAATAGCATCGTCCCTTCCGTTATGTTGAACCCCATAGCGATGTAGGAGTTTAGGCGCGCCGGGAAGTCCCTTGAGCGTCCTGAAGCACCTATTCCGGCTATACGACCAAGGTCGTACAACCGAAAATGCTTCGTACATATCTCCAAGAAGGACATTGTCGAAGTCGGCACCGTTGCCCCAGATCTTCGTTTTCGGTACTTCTTCGACATATTCAGCAAACTCCTGAAGCGCTTGGACTGGGTCCTTGGGAAATACAGGTTCGAAGACACGGCGGGCGAGCACTGACTGCCGCATCCACCATTCAACAGTTCTAGCATCTATGTTCAAACCCATGCGCTGCTGTAGAGCCAGCCCATGCTTGTCGAACTCGACATAGAATGGCTCGCACTCTAAGGCTGTATCTGCGTATGGGTCGAAACGGATGGCTCCGATGCTAAGGATCACGGAGTTGCGCCCTGTGCCTAGAGTTTCTAGGTCCAACATGATGTGGTCGTTCACTTTGCCGCCTGTAGTAACTTCGCCTCTGCTTTGATTAGTAGCTTCCGCTCGCGGAGCTCCTCTTTTTCTAGAGCGTCCATCTGCTTCTTATGTTCCGCCACTTCTTCCTTACGACGCTTAGCAATATCGGCCAGATTGTTCTTAATCTGACCGATATCTACCTTAGCATCGACTTTTGCTTGCGACATTATGACGCTAGGTAACCGAGCCATTATTCCCCCGAGCAGGCAAACGCGTGATCAAACACCTTGAGGATAGCCTTGTGACCCTTGTCGTCGTTAATGGCGACGATGCTACCCGCCTTGGGGTATAGATCGTCTACTGCGTTATTGAGCGCAAGCAGGACCTTGTTCTGTAGCTTCACAGGAACAAACGCATCGACTGCGCCTACGGCGCACCAGCACACGGCGGAAGGTGCATCTGGGTGAACCCAATCGTCGTTTTCGTTTTTAGCAATTGCGTCTTGCGTCCATGTGGACTTCTTGCTGATAGCGGTACGAGCCGCTAGGATACCTAGCTGCACATCGGTTAGCTTCTTTGCCATTTCAACATCTCCGTTTTAGAATTGGTGCCGGTTGTACACGTAGTGACCGGCGGCTACTGAGGCTTATCGCGCGTACTGCGAGGGGATAAAAGATAGATAACTTGGTTTAAGGTCCTCACCCCTAAACCACTAAGAGTTTTCTCCCTTGCTAAGGGCATGAGGTCTTTGTGCCACTGTTACCGGCGTCACCTTGCGGGCGTTAAGGGGCCGCTCTCGTTTCGCACAATGCATTGAGAAGGACTTACAGAAAGGACGCAATCCTCTTCCTGCCTAGGGGCTCACGTTATCTAGTTAAGTTACTTCCTGCCTCTTGCTGCTGGCTTCGGTGCGCTGACCTTTGTGGTATCTGGTTCAACGAGAAGACGTAAACGTGCTTCGTCCAGCTTATTTTCAAACACTTCAAACTCGCTCTCAACTAACGGACGCAGCGCTGAGAACTTCAGCGATGGCCAGTCAACAGACTTGTCAAAGCCCACCACACTCACCACCTGAAGATGTGCGATGCTTTTCCCGGCAAGCGTCCGAATATAATCATCAAACCCTTTGATGCCTGTCGGGGATACCGTGAGGACCCACGGCGGCGTATCAGGTGTGGCATCAGCAGGCATGAAGGCAACCACTCTGGTATTTTTACAGGCTTTGCCCTTACCACGCGGACCCGAACCCCACTGATTATTAGGACAGGATGCACAGCTTTCCGCCTGTCTGTCTGGTGAGTTAGTAGACGGGACCAACAGCGACGGCTCTGCGTTAATAGCAAAGCAGTCCGGAGGACCCATGTTATCCTTATCAAAACCATCTTTGTAGAAGACGTTCGCAGAAACGAAATCGACGATTACGCCTTCCAATGGACCGTCCGTTTCTTCTCCCGAAGGTAGACGAAACTTCTTAAACTGTGTCACTCGGATCTTGTCGCCGCTAGGAGCTTGGATTCGTTGCTGAATCCCTTCCACAATGCGCTGCGCTGCTTCGCTCTTAACGATTGGCAGATCACCAACTTGACGGACTGGTACCACTTCATTTTCACTCATGTAAAGCCTTTCACGTTTTTAGCATTCTAAGTTTTCTCTGGATGTATGGAACGACACCCGGAATTCGGCCGTGCTTTTCAAACAACTCTCGGCAACCGAGAACCGACGGACGACGCTCCAAAAGGTGGAAATATCTATTCGCGTGGATGTAATCCTCGAATTCCGCCCAGTCTTCCACACTAGGCTTCACAGATTCCGAGATACTGACAGTTGCCGACATGCCAGTTATCTTGGATATACCTTGGGCATCCATCGACGCCATTAGTTCCATTTCCCGGTCACGAATTTCCTGCTCAACAGCCTCCAGCTGGCTTTCCAGATGGCGCTTGCGTTCTCGCAACAGAAAGAAATGATCTACTTGTTTACCGAGTGGATCACTCATCTTCATCCTCATCGTCGCCGGTTTTAGTGGCGATGCGTTCTTCGATGTGTTCGAATACTTGCCTACCCCCCGGCTCGGGCTGGGCGTCTTGTGCGATACCTTCAAACGTAGAGGTCATAGCCTCGCCGTATGTCAGCAGCGCAGAAGCAAAGATACCGGGAGAACATGTACCAATCAGGCTCTTTGCGGCCTCACCAATAGCTGCAATTGCCGCACGTGCGGATTGCTGCTGCTTCTCCGAAATGCCGATAACAATGCCTTCCGAGAGTACGGCGTTAGTAAGGTCCTCGGTAAACTGGTCAATAGCTCTCTTTTCTTCCTCTTCATCCATTTGTAGCCTCATTTTGAATAACAGTAGTCATACCCACCTTTGACATCGAGGGGGAGATTTAGTGCCCACGAAGGCGGGGTAACCATGATTTTCTTTCCGAATTCCAACGACTCATCCGCTTCTTCCTCTGGCGCTAGCCACACGATCTCGTCGTGAGACATCGTCACCACGGGGTAACGCTCTGCGATAGCCAGCATCTGGTTAGCTACGATGATACGAGCTAGTGCTTGCACTACGTTCTCGGTAACTAGGCCACCATAAATCTTAGTAAACCCGTACCTAGTCTCGTAGGTCATCTCGTCGGGTGCGGGCATGGACAGCCCCGGATAGAGCAGCTTCAGACCATTAGGAAGACGTATACGACCACCATCTTCTGCTCCATCCCACCCGATACATTTGAATTCTCCGTTCTCACGACGTATCATGCTGACAAGCACACCGTTCATCAGCCGCCAGAGTTGCGTAATTTTAGGGTTCGCTGTTCGATAAATATTAACAATGCTCTCGCATTCGCGGAGTGAAAGTTCGACTTTAGGTCCATTGACGCCAAGCGCGAGCGTCGCTTTAAGCTTAGCCGCTCCCATGCCATACCCCAGCCCAAGGATGCAAGTCTTCCCAACAAATCGTTGAATTTCTGTAACCTCTGACTCGGGCACGCCATAAATGCGGCTTGCCATTTTTTTATATACGTCTTCTTTTTTCGCGAAAGCGTCGATGATGTTGTGCTCATCTGCTAGCCACGCCGTTGTTCGCGCTTCGATTTGTGAGGAGTCAGCAACGACGACAACCATACCTCTAGGAGCTCGTAACGCTCTACGGAGCGAGCCACCTCTGGGTAAGTTTTGAAGATTGAGCTTATTGCCGCCTGACCATCTCCCTGTATGAGCGCCGTAGTAATTGAGCAGGACTGGCATAGGCATACCGTCTGAGCCCGCGCTTGAAAATCTCTTCGCACGCGTCTCACCGATAGTCGTTTTAAGACCTTTTCGCGCTTCAAAGAGATCTTTAATCTCTTTATCATCTGATTGTAGGTATAGCTGGAAAGCTGGGTCGGTCTTTGCGAAGGCATACTTCTCTTCACCCTTCTTGTTCTTCTTCATGGGCACCGGGATGCCCTCTCTACGTAGTACCGCAGCGAACTTCTCGTTGCTCATTAGATCTTCGCGCGTGATACCACGTTTCTCAAGCCTAGCAAGCAGAGCTTCCTTCGCTGCTTGTTCTTTCTCTATCTCCCCCTCAACCAGACCCGTGTCCACCAGCAGCTTAGGTTGGCAGAACATCTTCAGCGTCAAATCTATGAGACGAAGTTCTACGTCCGGAAAGAACGGGTACAACGTCCAAAACACTTTACTACATAGGTCAACGTCCCGTGCGCAGTACTCCATGAGCTGTTCTTGTAGCTCATTCGGGAGTTCTACAACACCTTTTGTCTTCAGCAGCGTGCCTTTGATCTTACCACCTAGGCCTAGGCGCTCGGCAACGTCGTCTAGCTTGTGGCTCACGTGGTGGCCGAACAAAGCCTTAGACATCCCAAGCGTATCGATGTAGCCCTTAGGTTCTACGCCGTAATGGTGTGAGAGGATGAACCCGTCGAACGCAGTATTGTGTGCTAGGACGTATTTGTTTTTCCAGTCTATGCCGCGTATTACCCTAGGGATTTCGTCCCCTCGGTATACGCGAACAGGGTCATTTCCTAGCCTGATTCCTAAGCAATGCACTTTGAAGCGAGGATCTCTGACGTACTCGGACATGTTGATCTTAACGTCCGTGAGGCTATACCCTACGTCATAGAACGTCTCGAAATCCAAGGTAACTATATTGTTTGCGTCTATTTGCATTCCACCCTCGTTGTTGTCGTTCTTCTGACAACTTCATGAGTGGCATAAATATGTCACCTCCGGTGTCGTTATATGGTGTGCAGAATTCGGTTATATTCGCTCTTTTTCTTTTCATTAGATGCGAATCTAGTAAGATACCGTAGAACCTACCTCTATTAGCACACCACGTAAGGACCACTTGCTTCGTACCATTAACCATTCCAAAATACGCTTTGCCGTCTTCATACTGGCTGCTATGAAGCATGCCCATCATGGCTAGCTGCATGACGTTAATTGGTGGAAGCGGGTCCTCTGTTATTAGATCCGACAACTGCTTACTTAGTTCCTTGTTTACCGGTAATTTCATCTTTGTACTCTTGGAGAATAGACAGTAGGTTAGCCTGTCTTACATTCTTGTCCAACAGCTTGTCATAGACCTTCTCTTCTATGGTCCCAGCAGCTAAGAGGATAATCGTCTCAGTCGGCTCGGTCTGGGAGATACGATAGATACGCTTGTTACCCTGTAGGAAGTGCTCTAGGTTGTACGTAGGCGACGTCCAGATTGTACTAGTCCCCCGAGTAAGTGTAAGACCATGTGCTGCGGATTGAGGGTGAGCAAGTAGTACTTTGTAAAAGCCTTTTTGGAACAAGTTGACGGCTTCAGCGCGTTTTTTATCGGTAACCGACGAATCGATGAGGGCGAAAGTGATCTCCCGGGCTTGAAACTCTTTGATGAGATTATCCCGCTGATGCTTCCAATTAAAGAAGACGACTGAATGACCACGTTGTTGGACAAGGTCGGCAACAAGCTCGTACCGCCCCGTGTCAATCTCTGCGTAGTTTCCACTCTCATCGTACACTGCTCCTGAAGCAATCTGCATGAGCTTCGTCATCACAGATGCTGCGTTCACAGCGTTGATGACTTGGCGATTGATCGACGTCATTGCAATATCTGCCATCTGCAGGTACTTCTGCTCCTGCGTCTTGGACATATGATACTGCAACGTAAATTGATGGTTCTCCGGAATGTCTACACAGTCTTCAAACTTATGCCTGATCGTTATGTCTTTAATCAGCGTAGCCACTCCGAGTTCAGCCCCTTCGCGGTCAATCCACTTGACCATCTGCGGCATGGGGCCGACTTGCTGTGGCTGGCAGACTTGGGAGCGGAAGGCATAGAAACTAGTGCCTAAGCGCTTTCCATCGTCTATGACAAAACACTGATGCCACAGATCCGTAACGGAGTTCGAATCCGGGGTACCAGTTAAACCATATCGGTACTTGAAGTATTTGCGCAGCTTCGACAATGCTTTTGACCGCTGAGACGTCGCGTGCTTGAAAGCTGATAACTCGTCTATAACTAATGTTTCGAAACCATGGAAGAATGATGGTTTTTGTTTCGCTAGCCAATTTACACCATCCGTATTGGTTATATAGACGTCCGCATCCTCTTGAAATGCTTCCTCACGGTTTGAAGCGAAAGCGACGGATACCCGCAGCCACGGCGCGTACTTACGAAAATCGTCTTCCCAAGCAGTTCGAAGTAATGACTTCGGCGCGATGACAAGTAACTTACCACCGCCGCGCGCTCGTCTGGCGGCAAAGAGCTCAATCTGTACCCGGGTCTTCCCTGTTCCCGGATCAGATAAATCAAGTGCTGTAGGAGTTGTTGAGAGAAATTCAACGGAACGCCTTTGATGATCAAATAGAGGGGGGATTTTGATGGTCATGGAGCTTTAGTTTCCTAAGCTCCATCTCTTGTACCCGCTGATGCGAGTACAGGACTTCTCGGCAGTGGTTGATTTCTAACTCGGCTCTTGGGTTGCTTGCAAACGGAGCCATCAAGAGCTTTGATAGTTTAACTGTGTAGAAGTCAACGACCTCTTTGGTATACGGGGGAATTGCCACCTTGCGGTGAAGCACCCAAGGTGGCAGGCCAAGCTTTTGTTTCATGAGTCTCTTATACGCCAACTGTGCAATGCCCCGTACCTTTCGGTCCGTATGGGCACCACTTGCATGAAAAGATGTTAGGATTCGGAGCGAAATCTTCGCAAGCCGTAACTGCTCCTCCTCTTCGCTCAAACGCACTGAGGAATCTGAGGCCTTGCGCGCGCGTATAGGTAACACGGGTCATCTCGTCTAGGTCTGTGTACCAGAACTCTACATCCACTTTCTGAATGTCTGGGTAACGTAGGAACGTAGCTAGTTGGTATAGCTGGCCTTGTTCCATATGCTTAACTTCGTTGCCCTTAAGACGCCCAGTCTTGTAGTCGATTACGACTCCATGGTCGTGGGATAGTCGAACCATTGCGTCGAGTTTAAGACGCACCCAAGCTCTTGGATCATTCCAGCCGATGGGAAGCCATTGGTTATCCATAGCCCACTCGCCTTCAAGAGAGACTTGCCCGTTGGCGTACATGTCTCGAAGTTGTTTGAATTCGTCTTCGAACTTTGAGAGTTCTGGAAGAAGTTCAACGCCGCCTTTGACGTAGAGCTCTGCTGCTTCATGGACGCGAGTGCCTCGATCATTAGCATGTTCAGTTTTTCCGGGTGGTAGTGGTCTGGGTGGTTCAGGAATTCGGTCGATGTACTGCAGCTTTGCGCGCAGCTTGCATTGCTCAAAGACCGTGAGTCTTGAATAGCTCCATGTCTGGAGCTTGATGGGTATTACCTGATTCATGTGGACCTCTGCGGACTCTATAGGAGCCGCTATTTTAACATGAGGCCACGCTAAATTCACTTCTGCTGGTAAAAAAATCGCTGACTGCCTAGGCTTACGTTTGGTACGTAGCTCGGTGGTCTTTCGCACGCTCCCTCCGATAGTTTATTCCTCTTTATGGGTCCGTGACACTACGTATTGTGGTGCGTCCCGGAGGATTCGAACCTCCACGTGCAGCCACGACTTCGGGGTTACAGCCCGATGGTTTATCCAGTTCACCCAAGGACGCGTAACAAAAAGGCAGGTGGTGCGCTACATCCACATTACGATTCCTCGCTTCAAAGGCAAGGATAGTCGTTTCTATAGATACTATGCGACTTATGTATCTTCTGCCAAAAAAGGTTAGGATTGGAGGGCCGTTACAGCTTCATTGTCAGTTACCGAGACACCGTCGATTTTATCCTGACTACGATTGGGGGCGGTGGTTCTTTCTGATAGTTTTCTCTTATTATATTTATACATATATCGGAGGAAGCGGTGAGATTCGAACTCACGAAACCTTTTCTGGTTTACAAGCTTTCAAGGCTAGCGCAATAAACCGGACTCTGCCACGCTTCCTTTTTGGAAGCAGGGATAGGAATCGAACCTACTTTGTCCAGCTTATGAGGCTGGCGACTATCCAACCGTCTACCCCCTGCTATTATATGGTGGGGTGGCCTCTCACAGCACTTGTGTCTCATGGTAGATTTAGACTACACCCGCAGGTGAATCAGTCTAACTCCGTGGAGGACCACCCCATTGACTCTTTACTTCCTAGGACCAGATCCGGGAACGAAGCCGGTGTTTCCCGCGTCACCGAAGTCTTTACCTACGATGCCACTGGTACTAGGCGTACTGCGACCTCTCCGCGTATACTCTGTAATGTATTGCGCGCGGAACCCTCTCTTTATATCAAGAATACTAGCATACGAAATATTTGGGAACTGCTTCTGCACCGCCTCCCAATCAGCGATATCTTTCTCATTGGCTAAGAAACCACGATCCAGAGCCGCGTCAGGTTGGACAGCCATGGGCAAGCCTTGTTCCAAAATCTCGGCCTGCGCCTCGTTCTTATCCACTTCGCGGACTTGCTTGATCTCACGCAGCGCATAAGCGAGCTTACCTGCCTCGGTATTCTGATCATACGCACCGCCGGGACCCATATCCGCAGACGACGGGGGCCAAGCAGACTCCGTACCCATACCCATCTTCTTCATAAATTCGTTCTTATCCATTCCATTCTCCTTTGTTAACTGGCGCGCCCGACAGGATTCGAACCTGTGACCGGTAGCTTAGAAGGCTACTGCTCTAATCCTCTGAGCTACGGGTGCTGCGTAATTCTTCACCGAAAGCATCGATCTCTTTACAGAGAGCGTCGAAGTCTAGCACATTTTTGAAAATAGAGTCATGGCCGCATGTAGGGCATCCGCCTTCTTCGTATCCTACGTGTTTAAGTGGAGCTATAATGTGCTGACGCTCACACAACCATCCTTTTAGTTTCTCAAGGATAGGCTTTATTACCATCGGCGTGATTAACGGTAAATCATTTTTCTTAGACATTTTCTATCCTTGGTGCGCAAGGCGGGCATCGAACCCGCAAGGGCCAAGCCCGAGGGATTTTAAGTCCCTTGTGTTTACCAATTTCACCACATGCGCGTTGTACGGCAGGCTGGTAGGGACTCGAACCCCATAGGTCAGGATCTATTCCTGCTAGCATACCATTAGCTCCGGCCTGAAACTTGGTGCGCTATGAGGGACTTGAACCCCCACGCCGTGAGGCACTAGCTCCTAAGGCTAGCGTGTCTGCCATTCCACCAATAGCGCTTGGTAGTAGGAGATGGGCTTGAACCACCGACCAACCCCTTATAAAGAGGCTGCTCTAACCAACTGAGCTATCCTACCTTAAATCTTTGGTGCCCCCGGAAGGATTCGAACCCTCGACCTGCTGATTACAAATCAGCTGCTCTACCGTCTAAGCTACAGAGGCTTTAGTTGTTTATGCCCGGGTCAGTTTCGCTCTCTTAGACCGTAGTTTCTTTGTACTGCGAGAGAGGGCTTTGAATGGTCAGTGATGTGTGATTCGAACACACGAATTCCTGCTCCCAAAGCAGGCGGCTTAGACCACTTGCCTAATCACTGAATACTTTACTTAGGCATGTATGCCTTTAGCGGCCCTTCATACTTCGAAAAATCGAATGGCGCAGCCCGAGTAGAAAGAAGTTCTTTCGTTGCTGGGATGGTAGCCAGAGGGGAAGACCCGTAGGCCCACCAGTTGAAGAAATCGTGAACGTCCTTAAGAGGTCCGACCGCGTTTTGAAGCTCCAGAGAGAACCGGTTAAAGTATCGTAGATCGTCGGCATTTAGGGACCGGATATCCAGTTGGTTGGGCTTCAGGAGCGTAAGCTGCGCTTCAGCGTCAGCTTGTTCACGTAGGCGGTTCTCCATCGACTTAACGACGGCTACCTTATACGCAGCCACCTCCGCACCATTAGCAAACGTTTGACCGTCGTAAAATACACGGGGGTTGGGAAGCTTCTGACCATTCCCATCCACGGCATAGACGTACGTGTAGCCTTCGGGGCTAAACTCAGGCGTGCTTTGAGCATTCATGGCCTCTCCTTGTAGATTGTTCTTGCCCCAAGCTTCTAGCTTGGATAGCGCAATACCTAGTTGTGCGGTCACTGCGTGCGCAGCGCGGGTATATGCCACCCCAGTAACTACGCGCCCAGCGTCAAATTCCGCCTCGGCCTTACCGAGGTTTTCATCAATTCGTGATGGTAGCTGTCCAGCCACGTCAAGTAGTACAAAGAACGTTTGCTTATCTAGTGGTGTCATTTACTTCTCCTGTTATAAGAAAGCACCCGGGCTTCAACAAGGGAACCACCCCCGTATTTGGGCTGGTGAGACGCACCGGATTTATGATACTTTCCGGCCCCGGCGTGCTTACGTATAACCCCTCGGTAGACCTACCGAGGGGACGGGGAAGCATTATATCACTTCCCAAAGAAGAACTGAAAGTTATGCTCCTACGTACGCCAGTTGCAGTGCCTTGCGGCGCTTAAAGCGTGCAGTGCCGCGAGGAGGGAGCTTCTTAGTAGCCCACTTCTTCGCCGCCTTCTCGACAAGTTTGGCATTACGCTTTATCCGCTTGTCGCGATTGACGCTCTGCCTGTTCCCGGATTTGTAAGCGGCGTTGCTTGCGCTGTTCCGATTTCTGTCCGCTTTTGTACATCCTTTGCTCATTATGCTTCTCCTCGTTATCGTAGGGGACTGCCAGACGCATGATTGGGTAGAACGCTTCCTTCAGCTGACCACCGATTGGCTTGGTAGGATCGATGGTTAGACTTAGAAATTCACCGTTTTCGAACTTCGTGATTGCGGTATTGCGACCGATTTCCTTGCAGAATGCATCGTTCTTACTGCACGATGCAATTGCAAGCTGAATCACCTTGTCCCCAGCACGTGGAGGAGGGAAGAAGGCGATGGTAAGACCACCACATCGTTCGTAGCCACCCTGCCTACTGCGCGGTCGAATGTGAACAAACTTCAATGTATGCATCTTTTACTCCGTTCTTCCATAGTTAGTGATAGGCACCATTGCCTTCCTTGCAAGCGTCTCTGCTAACGGGATCATCTTATCGATGGTTACGGTAGCGTTGAAGCCGTTCTTTTCATAATTTGGATTTAAGCCGCAATGATCCATAAGCTTGCCGAGTATCATAGTGTAGAGTGCAACGAAATAGCCCTTATCCTCCATGAGCTTAACTGCTGCTGCATGAGATACATGCTGATCCGGACTCATTGCTTAATTCCTAAACGTGCGTTTGAAATACGAGCGAACTCTTTTTTACGATCATTTTCTATCATAAGTTTGAGTGACTTACTGTGTGATCTACGTCGCATCCTACAAGCCCTAAAGGAAAGTGCTTGGCGCATCCACCACGGATATATAAAGTAATTAGATTGTGATACGGTGTCGAAACCTCTAAAGATTACATACCCGTCATAGCTTATGAACTCTAGATTTGTGTGCCGATGTCTGTAATGCCATCCCGAGTTAGTAGGTTCCCATAACCAGTCGTTAGGATCACCGAGCATGCGCCACAACACCATGAATGTTTTCCACATGATCAATCCACGTTGAGGACCAGCGATTCTCCGATAGGCGACGTCACCTGCTCGTTATTGATGCACCACAGAGTCGGGAAATCAACTTCATGCTCCTCGGGGAACGAGCCGTAACCGTCCGTCAGGTAGACAAGCGCCTTGGGGACGATGCCATGCTTGCGCAGGTAGTGGAACGGAGGACGGAAATCCGTACCACCGCCGCCTACAGCTTCCAAGATGACTGGATCATGAGGTCCAAATTCAACAACTTTGTTGACCTGTGCGTCACAGTAGATGACAATCGTCTTGGATGGCCGTACTTCTTCGATGATTCCCTGAATTTCAGACCCAAATTCTGTAAGCTCCTTTTGCCCGATGGATCCCGAGGTATCGATGCACACGACAATCTCGCCACTTGCTTCCGATTCACGGGAAGGCAGATATAAGCCTTGAGAAATAAAGCGGCGATTGCCCTTTCGCCAAGAGAAATCATCGTTTGCACGCTCCGTCATAAAGCGCCGTAGGATCTCCTTCCACGGCATCTGCGGAGCCATGAGCTCGTCAAGCATCCGCTCCATGTCTGCGGGCAGCTTGCCTTGCTGCTTGGCTACGTACGCCGCCTGAGAGACCGCAATCTTCCATTGAACCTCTTCATTTTTGCGCTCAGACTCCGAGGCCTTATCTCCGCCCTCACCCGGTGCGTCGCCGACGTCGCAGCAGCCGCCACCCGAGTCACCCTCGCCGCTACCACCTCCCTTAGGTTCATCCGGTAGCTGCGTGAAAATGTGCTCTGCAGTCTGTCCGTCGAATTTAGGATCGACAAGCTCCCCGGGGGGCAATGTAAACCCCGCTCGTTGAATAATACCGTTGATCGAATAATCTGTCGCTTTCTGCCACTTCTTTTCTTCACGATGCCCTCTACGAGTATGGTGCAGCATGGCTGGGTGCATGACAGCTTGCGCCATGGTGCCCTTCACTTGCTCAAGGGTTAGACTGTCGATGTACTTGGGATTGTAGTAGAACGTCGTCCCATCACACATCGTTTTTTCGATCTTGTCGTTCTCTGCTACCTTAAGCCGCAGAGCCAGAGCACCGAAGAACGGTTGCGCCATAACGAGTGTAGCGCGGGCTTTGCGGACTTTTGCATCATGTGCGAGGGGTGCTGCCATTGGGGCCTCCGGGTTCACGAACGAGAGCGATGGTCATGTGGAAACCTAGGAACGAGCCTAGGATACCCACAAGAAGTTGCAGCCTGATGCTCACAGGCATACGGTGAAACGGGAGCATAGTTACCTGTGCTTCCCGGCTCGCCTCTTTTTTTACTTCTTTAAGCATTTGTTCGTCTGTCATGTCTTCTTTTGCGCCTTCACATAGTGAGAAAGCCCGATGTTCCGGGCTGCGTTGGTGAGATGTCTCCAGTAAGTACCCCTCGGTGCAGGGCGCTTAAGGAGGAAATTGGGTTGCTTCAGAAAGTCTCCAATTTCCTCTTCCGAGACATCTCCATTGATACGAAGACGCACGACCACGAAGTCTTGGAGGACTTTATACGCCTTGTTTGCCTTCCGTCGTTGTTTTGAGTTCATCTAAGATTTTCTTTGCGTATTGGGCTGCTTGAGCCCGAGCGCTCATATCCGTACGCAGAGTTTCTACGGAATACGGGCATAGAAATTCCTGAATGTTCTGAGCGAAACGATTCAGGTCCTCATCGTTACCGATGTTGAGACTTGGAAGCAACTCTGCGAACTCGTAAAGATTGTTTACCGTCGATTCATGAAACTTTTTCTCTGGGTTGTCTGTACCGTTGAAGTAGAGCGTGACAAGTCTTTCAAGTCGTTCATATAGGAAGGCTGTAGCGTTGTCGTGTGCCTTCTTATATTCCTGTTCGGCCTTCTTGCGAAGATCCTCAAGGACGTCGTCGTCAATGTCAAGTCGAAAGTCTCCTGAATCTGGGAGAGGGAAGAACGAAGTATTAACCGCGAAGAGATCACGTAACTCAGTTTCCGTCGGGTAATCCGATTCATTGTACATCCCCTTCTTATCGGCCTTCGCTTGCTCTTTTGCGTTTCTGTAGTTCTTTAGAAAGTCGTTTACGTCGGATTCGAACGCGTCTTTCAAAGTTCGCATTTGTGCCGTGTATTCGAAATACGCTTTGGAGGCCAATATACGCAGGCCACCATCTTGCCACGGCATTGTAAGCTTGTAGTGTGCGGTCCTTATCTTCCCAATAGTGCGTTGCAATTGCGACATAGAACCCGACGGCAATAGGGTCTTGATGTACAGATCTGATCCTGTTCCCTCCACACCATACTTGTCGGCTACTTCCTTGGCTAACGATTTGTCTATTGCCTTGTTGTACCATTGGCTTATGCTCAGCTTAACCAACATTGCATTCTTATGAGACATCTCCCATCCTCGCTTTCAGTAGATTCGCTTTTGTTTCAATATCCATAGCGACTTCTACTTTCGTCCGCTTCTCGTAGACGACAGGACGATTGTGCTGTTCGACATAACGAGGAGAGACGAAATCCAGCGCGGATGGCCAAATTTCAATTAACTTCTTCAGAGAAGGTACCTTAACAAGTATCTCTTCAATCTGAGTTACTAGCGTTGCTCGATCCTGTTCAATCTGATGCAGAGGATCTAGGATCGTCTTGATTCTTGGGTACAGTGGAGCGTGTGGTTCTATCTCGTAGTCATTATCTCGTAGGTAGTAAGAACTAGTATCAAATTTAACCGGTAGCGAACCACCTATAAATTTTAGCTCAAAACTATACCACGTATTATTAGCATTAACTCTGAAAATTACGCCGCTGGCGTGCTTCACGTATCCTTTATATTGAGGCTTACACAACTCGCTCACGACATCAGGAGGAAAAAAGTACTCTCTAATCTCCTTCTGAAGGTCCTGCATATTGAGTTTTACCTGTTCCATCATCTTCTCATGACGACCATTGAACATCTTTTGGATGTTACCTACGATATCTTGCCGTAAATCTCTTGTCATCCTTACTGTAGCCATTCAGTTGTCTCCGTGCGCTTTCAATTAGCGCTTTTTGGGCCAGAATATCCCCATCCTGAGCCAGCTGTTTCACGTGATCCGCAGCTTCTTCATCGGTTGAAAATCTTACATTCATTGTGCTAAGAACTACGGCTCCTTCGCTTGTAAGGATCCATCCGCGCTCACTAGCGTGTATTCTGTCAAATTCATTCCATTGTAAATCGCGTACTAACTGCTTTGCATCTTCATCTGTCTCCGCAAGAGCATATAGTTGTCGGGCTATCTCCCTAATGTTTTTCCTAAGCATTGGGTGGATAATTCCCCCCATAACTACGAAGCCTAGGCGCTTAGCGATCAGTAATTGCGATTCGCTGAGTTCCACGTGATGATCCTCCGTACGCACTCAATGCGCGCCCGTTCGCACAGCCAATGAGGAGACGTCTTAACGAAGTCCCTCATCTCTTCGTGCGTCTTACCGCTGGTGCGGTACGAAAAGATCACGCCGGTAATATCAATCCAGAACCCGATTTTTTCTGCCAACTTTGTGTGGCGGGGCATCCATGAGTCGCGATTCTTTTTTGAGCGCTTTGTAGAAACCGCGCTCGGATGTTGGAATTGCACGGATTTCACGGTTCCGGTGGACATAGTATTGCTCCCCATCGTTGTCTTTGGCCATGTCACGCGCTAGAGCACGCAACTCTTTAGCTAATTTTGCATTCATCTTCAAACGCCTTCCGTTCTTGTTCACGGCGTTCACGCTCATGCTTCATAGCCTCATGCGCTGCCCATACAACGAGCAGCCACCCAAGACCAAATAGCAGAGCAGCTAAGCCAAAAAGCACTGTGTACATCATTCATTGTCCTCCAAGTCATCCAGAAAATCTGGATCGTGACACTCATCATCCTCGTAAGGTTGATAGTCGTCCCGAGCGCTGATGTTTCTCACTGGGCAGTTCTTGCACATGATACTTCTGCCGTTCGGGCACTCAGGACAACAAATCACTTGGCTGAACGCTGTTTGCATAGTTTCCACACCCTGTAGGCGAAGATTGTCTTGGGAACCCAGAACCACAGGTTAAAGGCATTAAGTATTGCGACAACTAGCCCGTACCACGTGCCGCCGAGTAAGCACAGCACGAAGAAGCTTGCGAATGAAATGCAAGCGATTAAATGCCCTACAAAAGCATCACCTACGAAGCGGTTCGTGATTAGAGCGGCAGTGGCAGCAACAGCATCGCTCCCGCCATTAGTACTGTTGATTTCAGCCATTTTCCTTTGAGTCCTAAGAGGAATGAGAGAGCATACATTGTGATGCCGAGGATTTTCACTTGCCACCTCCCGCCGCCGCCCGCGCTGCGTCGTATGCGCTAACCTTGCGGCACCATCCGCACTCGTTCCTGCCGCATTTGCAGGTCCCGACTCGCGCCATGTGCTCCCGTACCGCATCCGCTGCCGTGAGCGCCGCCTGCGCCGCAGCGAGTTGGGACTCGGCACGTTCGGCGCGTTCTTCCTGCTCGGCCAGCGCGGCGGTCGGCTCGGGCGCGGTCTTAGCTTGTGAAGCGATGTATTTGTCCGTCATCGCAACCCCGAAAGCGTGCGACTCGCGCAGCGCAGTCAGCGTCTCGCTGATGTGTGCAATGATGCGCGGCACGTTCAACGACCCGCCATCGGTGCGCGATTGCTCGACAGTCAAACCGAGTGCCGCGCAAATCCTATCCGCGTCGGCGCACTCGCGTTCCAAATCATCCGCAGGCGCGGCGGTCGGCTCGGGCGCGGGCGGGGCGGCGAGGTCGTGCGGCGAATGCCACCCAAGCACAAGCTGTGGTCGATGCTCGGGGTCGTTGGTACAAAACGCCTTCTTGGCGAAAAAGCTAGTTATCCATGCTGGATCGCCGCATACTGGGCATTTTCCTACGATTTTTCGAAACATTTTGTTTCCTTTGAAAAACGGGGCGTATGTAGCTTTGTCCAGTACCATGGCGTCCGGACTTAGGCGGAAGCACCGCGACTTCACATACACCCCGGGGCCTGCTCTTACAGCATCACATCGCCGTTCTTGATTGCCCATTCACTGAACGCCTTCGTGTTCAGGATCTTCTGCTCGCGAGCCACAGCATCCTTGATCAGAAGGACTTGGAACTCGGCAGGCATCCGCAGGGCATACTTCACGACACGGTCCATGTTGTCTTCCGTCGCTTTCGCAGCCAGACCAGTCGACAACGCATACAGCGTCGCAGGCTGGGTCGGCACGGGCGCTGAACCTGGGTTCAGGAGGATGCCGTCGAGGTTCGGGAGATCCCGGTAATACTTGAGATAACCCATGAACTCCGCAGCGCACCCTTCACCGACGGTGCCCTTGTACAGTTCGAACTCCACTTCTGCATCAGGGCGTTGATGCACGATCTTGCTCATGAATTCCCACGAACGCGGAGTCGCAAACGCCTTCGCATCCTTGAGTTGAGCCATCCGCTTTTGCTCGTCCTTCGTGTCACCTCGCGGTTCGAACTCGTTCAGAAGCGTGGGACGGAACCGGATGAACGACAGGACCTCGGTCGCAATGCCCGAAGTAAGCGCCCATTGGCACCAGTCTTCCAGATTCACTTCGAAGTCCAGATGAACGAGGCGATTCTTCAGCGCCGACGACATCTGATTAACAATCGCGCGATCCGTGCTACGGTTGCCCGCCGCGACCATTGCCCAGCCTTCTGGGAGGACATAATCGCCAAGTCGTCGGTCAAGGACGAGTTGGTACGCAGCCGCCTGAGTAGCTTGCGCAGCGCTGTTGATTTCGTCGAGGAACAGGATACCCGCGCCGCTTGTGGGGAGGAAATCCGGAGCGTTCCAGACCGTTTGCTTGTTGACGACACTCGGAACTCCTCGGAGATCGACAGGGTCCAGCTGAGACAACCGGAGATCGATCATGTCGATGCTGCGAGCCTTCGCAACTTGATGAACGATCTGGCTCTTTCCGGCCCCCGGTTGCCCGTGGAGCATGACAGGCTGCTTGCACTCCACGAGATAGTTAAGGGCCTTCGTAATGGCGGATGGGCGCATGTTTACTTGATTCCTTTGATGGTGGTTTCGAACTGCTTAGCGAGGGACAACGCGTGCTCTGAATCTGCGGTCAGAAGGCGCAGTTCAAGCTCCTTAAGTCCATTCAACACATCTTCGAAGATTTGTTTCTTGAATGCCGGAACATGCATCCATATGAATGGCTTTACGCTAGCTGCAAGGCTAACGAGTGCGTAACGAGCTTCGATTTTATTCAGCTCGGATTGAACCCTAGATGAATAAACTACGCGAACGTCTCCATGAGAAAGTCTCGTTGTGAATACCTTAGCCACACCATGCTTAGCGATAGCGTTGGTGATGTAGGCTTCACGAGCTTTGGGAAAATTCTTATCCGCTTCCTTAATTGCGATATCGGCTTTCTTTTGAAGTTCCTTTCGGAGGATTTCAAGAATCCGGTCGATGTTTGCCTTCGGAAGCCGCTTGCTTGTTGGAGTAACTGTGGGTGTAGCTTTTTGAGCTACGACAACATTTGGTGTCTTTGCCATCTTAACGTTCCTTATATCTGTGATGATCAGGGCCCGGTATCACTTTGAACCGGATGATCTCTTGGTTATCCTTGAATTCGTTGAGCTCGCGCCGCTTAGTCTTTGCAGCGGGCTTGCTGCTGAAAAATCCTTCTACTACTTTTTTCTCCTTTGAATCGAACAACTGAAAGAGTCTTACTGTCATTGCACTTTCTCCTTTGGTACTTCCTTGGCTTCCCTTTCGCCGTCAAACGTACGGCCTATTGCCGAGTACGTCGATGCCATCATCGCGGCCATCTGTGCTTTTGAACCCAGTACGATATGCGAAGCTTTTACGCGTGTTGGATGTTCCTCCGAGGCGTCTTGTTCAACGATACAAACTGTCATGCAACGTACCTTGGCTGGGTCCAAGCTTTTTACTACTTCGATTGCCTTGGCAACCTCGTCCTTAAACGACGCTGCTGTATCAGGATACGACAACCGAGATGTCTCTTCTGGCTTAATGTCACTCATTCTCGCTCCTTTTGATTAGATCCTTCTCTTCGGCATCCCAAACTACACCGAGACGTTTAGCTGCGGCCTTTAAAGACAAAATAGCAGGTTCAAGGCCTGTATTGCCCTCGCCAGATAGCTTTCTAGCAGTATGTAGTTTGAGGATACGTCTGACAACACGTACCAACTGAGGAGCGTCGAGGCTGTGAGCCTTAGGAGGATTACGTACGATGCGACGGATTACAGTATCCAGCGGCAGTGTCATTTCTCAAATTCCTTGCGCACAAGCAGAGCAAGCGCGGCTTGATGATAAACTGAGCCAGTAGCTGCTTGTTCTTTTATGAATTCTGTCACTTGATCCGAGGTAGTGAAGCGATCAAACCAAGGATTAGGAGTGTATTTGCTTATGTATAGACTACCCGGACCTCTATACCCTTCAGTGTCAGGGGGCTTAAGGGGGTAGAAGCCTATAGGAAATTTTTTCTCGTTTCCATCTTTCCACTTACAGAACCAACCCTCTTCCAACCTCTGCTTCCTAGCTTCGTGGGATGTGAAGTCGTAGTTCATTTCTGAAATTTCCTACGCATGAGGATTGCAATTATTCCTTGGTGGTACCGGGAGCCTTCGTTGGCACGTTGTTGTACGTATGCAGAGGCCTCATCATCACTCTTAAATACATTCTGTCGGAAAGGGATATGTGCGAAGCGACTAGTGATACAGGTATTAGATACTATCGCAGCTATTCCGTAATCCATTACCATCCAACCTTCAAGGAAGCGGTGTCTTACTTGGTGCTCATGAGCGAGGACTATAACTTCCCCGTCTGGATATCTGACATAACGTCTTGTAACCTCTGTGGGTCTATTGTCCACGGGGTCGGGAGTACTCTGATTGTCTTCCCGTTGATCCATTGCGGTACTAACTCCATGTCATGATGTTTTATGTACGCCCCGAATTTGACGGGCGAAGACGGTACACTGTCAAGAAGCCAAGATAGGATGACTTGTAAATCAGCACGTGATAAGTACGGCCTTTGTGTTTGAACAAGCTCGACAATAAGATCACGGTATGACTGAGCCGCGTACTTCTTAACCCCGGCGTCATCTGGGTCTGAGATCCACTCAATGAAGTAGTCAAGATTGCCTTTCTTTAGGTGCATGCTTATTTCGTCAATAGCTGTCTGACCGATAGCTTGCAGGAGTCGACGAGGCGCATTGTCGAGGGGGAGACGGGCTTTAGCCACGTCTGCATTTCTAGTTCTAAGATAATGCGCGAAGGCTTCAACCTCGGACGGGATGAGGACATCAATCTGGTGGTCTGAAAGTAATGTGGTGATCTTATCACGCTGATAACCACCAACATTGTACCGTCTATCATCCATGTCAATCTGAGCACCTTGCATTTTATTAGTTGAGAAAATGAGGTTTGCATAGTTCCTGACTTCCACAGCCTCATGGTACATAGGGCGGATTGAGATGGTGGGCTCTACAATGATGTTCTTAAGCCGGGAGGTTACCTTCTTGAAGTACTCGCCTTGACCGACTTCCATTTCATCAATGTAGACAATAAACTTGTTTCGGAAATAGCTAGTGAAGTCGCTGCCAATTTCCTCTCCTCTCTTCGATACAATATTAGCTGCTCCGAAAATAGGAGTAAGGACTTTGTGGAAAAACATGCCTTTACCCGTGCCTTGAATCCCCTGTATAACCCAGCATGTGCCTGTACGATCAAGTTTCTGAACAACGACGGCGAGCCAGTTGTAAAAATGCTCAACTGTCGCAGCGTCACCGCCGAGGAAGTGCTGTACCATCTTGTCAATTGTTGGCGGCGGAGCTTGTAACGTTTTCGCTGGGCACGCCAGCAACTCCGAAGCACGATAAGTGTTGATGGTTCGTCTTTGGGCGTCCAGTATTGTCCCACTGTGGGGATCAAACTCAAGAACCCAGTCAGGAATATAGTCGCCAAGTGGTTGCCCATGTTGCTTCATGTAATCATGAAGCTGGTCCTTAGAATTAGCCTTGAAGATGTCCAGCACATTGTTCGTCGTATCGTATGTACCGTTCCAGTACGCTGCGGTATGTAAGTCCCTAAATACAAGGTAAATTTTACCGGTAGTGTCTGGCTTGTAATCTTTTACCCTCTGCGTGATCGATGCCCAATATTGAGGAAGCAGCTCAGCAGTGCGGTACGTAGGCTCTCCTTTGAAATTGTAAATGAAACTGGGGTTGTCTTCCGGGTGGTAATATGCCCATGAATCACCACCATTGAGGTTGAAATAGCAAAACCCTCTTTCAATCTTCGTTCCAGTGATTGTTGCAGTATCTGGCTTTTCAAGATACTCTGTCTCACCCGCAAACTTGTACCGAGAAGCTTTGCGCTCGGTGTAGCCAGCAGTTTTGCGTAGTTCATTGACTTTGGCATCAATCTTGTCCCTTAACATCGTCGCAGACGGAATATTTTCTGGCAGCGTACCGTAGCGCTTCCCCCGCGTTTCACAACTAATTCTGGGCTTAGTCGCAAAAGGATCATGAATGTCCGATGCGAGCTTCGGCGGTGCCACGTATATAAGTTTATCGTTCTGGCATGTCGTGACATCTAGTGGCCATGTGACTGAGTTGTACGTCTTCGTGAGCTTCATGGAATTCAGAAGCACAGGAGATGTGAGGTTTAGATGTTGAAGCCATTGCTTGAGAAGCGCGGGATTCGTGGGCCTGTCAAGCAACATGAATATGTGGCATCGAAAACCTGCATGGTTCTCAATGCCCATGGAACTAGACCACTGTAGTACGTAGTCGACGTCTCCTAGACCTATCCCTTGGAGGAAGAGGTCTATAGATTGAACACCTTCGACTCCATCCAGATCAAGACAGATCCATTCAGTCGGTACGTCACTACTTGTAGCCCCTGCTCTGCTTTCCGCCACGAGAGGCCGGGATAATATTCCCTTGAGTAGACATGCTTTAGACTGTGCCACAGTGGAGACTGTGGTGTGCAGTCCTTGTATATCCACAACCTCGTAGGCTGTGCTCGTGAACTCATATACGAAGGGGTATGAAGTCTTTTCAATTTCCCCATTAGCATTTAGTTTGTACTCTTTAATGATGGGGATTGTGCTTTGAAGGCCGTAGATTATCATTCTTACTCCATCTTTGTTGTAACGGCCGGTGCGGAGTATATCACATTACATCTGATCGATGTTGACGTGTTCCCCACCCATCTTGATGATTACGTCCTTCAGCGTCTGCCTGTCACCGGTCTTAGTAGCGATGTATGCCATCATCATACCGATGAGGACACCGCCGCTAAGCGGATCGGATAACAGGATGGCCATTGGCGAAGATTTGAAATACTTCGGCAAGGCCTCTGTTAACATTGCTTTGAACGCTGGCAGATCCATTGGTTCCGGTTCATCCTTCAGTTCATCGAGGTTGAACGAACCAGCGGTCAGGTTCTTGAGGAAATCTTCTGGTGATTGAGCCATTATTGCGCCTTGAAAATTTTGGGGAGGGTCACCTTGTTCGGATTCTCTTGGACGTACACCTTATCCACACGGCGCTGAGCTTCTGCTGCCATATGGATGATGCCTGCAATGTGTGGCGGCAAGCCATTGACGGCCTTGTTGAGGGTAGCCACTAGATTCTTGAGGAACTGCTTACGTTTCTTAAAGCGCTCAGCGTCATCCAAGCAGTTGTCGGCCTCTGTCTTCTGGATCTCCATGTTCTTCATGGTTTCCATCATGTTAGCGCCTGTGAACGCAACACCACCATCAAGGTACGAAGCGTCAGCCTCACCACCTACATCACCGGCCTTCTTAACCGTACCGCCTACGACATCGGCTACGAACCCCGAACGGAAATCATCTGCATTGCCCATATAACTCTCCTATCTTAGTTATGCCCATATAATTCCTGGGTTTAAAAAAGTAGTGCGCAGAGCTTACTGCCTCTGCGCACTACTTAATGATTACCGGGACGGCGTAGTGTTAAACGCGAGCCCCTTGGTTTTCGTTCAGGATCCGCTCGGCACCCATGGTCCACGTCTTGACTTCTTCCCAGAGGGCCTTGAGGAGGTAGCACTGTTGCGCCACTTCCAGCGACCCACCGCGAATCTTGACGCCGTACAACCGCTGGTACTCCTTGTTGATGGTGTCTGCGATCTTCGTACCGATGCGGATCTGCGTGTCCAACGGCAGCGTTTCGAAGGCTTCGCGACCGCAGGACTTCGTGAACGCTTCGGCGGTCATGACGACTTCCGGAGCCGTGTTGGCCAGATTGCGAGCCAACCGCTCGCTGTCTTGACGCATCACTTCACGAATGAAATCGACGTCGACGTTGTCTTCCTTCGCCACCCGCTTGGCGCGGTTTTCGTCGATCTGTCCTGCCATCTGAATCCGGAAGGCCAGATTGAATTCCAACGACATGGGTTGATCGAAATTGATCTTCCCGTCGGGACGCGGCTTGGGATTACGGTACAACGCCTTTTCGTCGGCCAGATCGATGACGCTTTCGAACTCCTTGTACAGCGTGTGACGGATGCCGTCGCAGAGTTCTGCGATTTCCAGCGGCGGCGTGGGCACCATGTGACCGGCGTCCTCTGTCATCTGCTTGCCGAACTCGGCACTGATATGGGCCAGATCCTGAGCGTTGCGCTCGTCCATCGTCGGCTCGCCATTCCTGCTTGCTGCTGCTCCTGCACCCACGGTCGGAATGTGCAGTTCGTCTAGACCGGAAACGTCGATGCGCCGCTTGTTGCTGATGTGAGCGAGAATGTTCGTTGCGACGGCGCTGGTGAGTGCGTTGATCGTTGCCTTGTAAAGGAGCTTGAGCTCTTGTTCGGTTTTGCCATCTTTGCCAGTGGTGATAACGGTGTCGAGAAGGTTCGTTGGCTTTTTCATTTTGCGCTTTTCCTTTGAAGTGTAGTCGTTAAGAATGAGTTCTGCTTCATACTCTGTGATTTCCCCAGAGAGCACAGCTTCTTCAAGCTGTTCTAACAGTGAATCTACGCCCTGAGGACAGAGCCCTTCCGCTAGACAAGCATTGTCTAACTGCCAATCTTCCATTGGACTTCCCCCCTACTTGCCTGCAGGTACGTTAATACGGAACTGGTTGTCCTACAGGCAGCGGGGTTGCGTAGCAAGGTCGGAAGAGTAGTGGTTCGATTGCACGGCACGTACGAGAACCGTCTTCCTGCTGGGTTACTTCAAGGAGTACTCCGGAATACGGTGAAACAATCACGTATTTCATGTTAAACCCTCACGTTCTTATTCTATGAACTAGCGGAGGATGAATGAGCCTTGGGACTCGGTAGGTGCAGTGCCACTGCACATCGTAACGGCTGGTCTAGTAGATTAACCGGATTCACCCCAAGGCTTTATGGTCGTTCTCCATGTTTAGCCGCTCATAGGCATTACTCCCGTTGATTACCAGTTGCCATCTGGCCGGACTACTGCGGCTTGCAGACCCCATCCTGCGCTTGATAGTACTGGGGTACAGCTTAATAGTTTGTTTCCTAATTTAGTGCCTAATCTACGGATAGTGCATACGCACTTACTCCTTTCTTATTGAGTGATTAAGGTAAGTTGAATTCTCCTCGCAACATCGAACCCGCACTTCAAGTGCCGGTCGATAATGTGCGGATGAACAAGCGAGTTGGCATTACGCAACAACTCACCTACGCACTGAGGAGAGAGGTCGTAGCGTTCGACTGAACTCAAACGCACGATAATGGAACCACCAAGAACTTCAGGAGGTTTACTGAAGATCTTTTCGAACTGTACTTCCATTGCCTCGTAAGGGTCAGGTCTAGGCCCAAACACGCTTCACCTCTTTCTTTGCGGGTTGTTGGATAGGAACGTTGTTGGTTTGCAGCTTCGTAGCCATGGTGTGAGTACCAACTACGAAGCCGATGATGAAGGCGTTGATGATTGCGAACGTGATAGCTGAGCGCATCGGAAGATCTCCCATCTCGACCAAAGCGGTTCAATTGGCTTATACATGGACTGAGCATAATCCACGCAGTTCTTCGTCCCCCCAGTGGATCCATCCCAAAGGGCGAGCAAGATATTGCAATTGTCAACCATCCACTTATTCCGCTCTTGCATCTTCCAAGCGGAATATCCACCGGGGCATACTACATGGATTTTGCTAGCCTTAGCCAGCAGATTCTTGTAATACAGCCGCGATGCATATGGCCACGCAGATTCTTGGCCATTGAATGGCACAGCGGCTATGAATGGGATATCAAGTACAACGGCAGCACGTGCAAGTGCTTGATCCCATCCTAACGCCATTCCTGAAATGATCTTGGTAGGCGTGGGAAGTACGTTCTTCAGAATCTCTTCAGCAAACATATTGAGAAGATTTACTGCTTCGGGTGTATATCCACCGATTTTATTCGGTCGATGTCCCGTTCCCGCATAGATCGTCATCGTCGTCCTCTCCTGTTCCGAATGTGCAACCTTTGTAACGACGCCCTTGGGGAATAGATGCAGGAACTTCGTACCCAAGAGCATTATGAAGCGTTCTCCAAGCCGGTTGAAGCTGTTCACGGTTGGGAACTTTCTTCTTGTGACTACGCCACTTAGCTGGTTTTTCTCCTTTGTATGGCATGCTTTCTCCTGTTTGTTAAGCTCCGAATCCCTAGAATCAGAGATCCGGAGCGGAGCGACGTGCGCGTTTACGGTTTCATGACCACGTATTCAAAACAGGTCTTGATGACCGAGAGCGTGGCAGAGATGAAGCCGAGGATTGCGATCATGATAGCGAGGAGCGCTGGCTTCATGTGTTCTCCTCCTCCTCTCCAGCAATCAGAGCATCGACTACTTGTCGAAGAAGCTTGTAGTATTTCAGCTTCCAGTTGATCGCTTCGAACTGCGGTTGAGGCTGTTCTTCGATGTGATCAGGCAAGTGATCAGCAGCCTCGCGTGCAGCTTTGCGCGCCTTGATGGTGCGCATGAAGTTCTTGCGCTGTGCTGGTGTCCAAGCTTTACTGCTTTTCTTCGAAGAGGCCACGGTTCCACTCCTTAAATGCTGCGAATTTGGGAAGCTCATTGGCATGGATCGTGATCTCTTTCACGATCTCTGTGCCGTGGCTGATGACTCCGTCCTCGTTGCGGTACGTGACCTTGCGTACTGCGATTACGACACGTACCGGCTTTTCACCCTCGTAGCTGAGAGTGTTGCTATGCTGTGACAGGTACATCTTTGTCCTTTCGAGTAAGTGCTTGGGGCTTGGGAGGATAGAGCGGATGAAGTTCATTACGCTTTGCGCACCACTCATCGCTGTCAAGCTTATTTTTACGTTTGTCAGCGAATTGTACAAGGTAATAAAGCGATGTACGTGTTTCACCGTTTTCATGTTCTGTGGTGCGGAGTTCTTCAGGAGCAATTACTGTGCAGTAAGCACCTAAATGTTGCAAATCCGCATCAACGACTATGCACACAGTGCCTACTGGTATGGGTTTAGCCATGGCGTTGCTCCTTATGGAAGCGAATGCCAGTGGTAGTACGGGTGTATTGAGCGAGTAGGGCACCGGTACATACGTTCAAGAGCTCGTACGTGGTGCCAACTGCTTGGTATGAGTGGAGGAGCTTCAATGCTGCGTAATGAGCATTGATGGCTTTGCCGAAGTAGTGCCAACGTACTTCGACGCCGAGCTTCGGGTCCCACAGCCGGTAGGGACGAAGTGTTTCGGTATTACGTAGTTTCATTGGTTGAACGTATTCCGTTATTAGCGGTCTACGTTATTAACAACGGTTCTTCAGGAAGTAACCATAGTGCGTACCGCTGCGGTCTTGGTAGCCATACAGGCTGCGACCGAGCATCGTAAAGCCTGAACACATCAGGCCTGCAACCGCAGCTGCCATTACACCACTGAATGTGCCCCAGTGGAGTATGTACCCAGCAGCTGAGACTGTTAGATCCATCATCAGTGGCATGCCCAGAAGGCGCATACGCCAATGATGTGGTAGTTTGATGAACAGCAACAACAGACCGACGAAGATAATGACGCCGGATTCGATGATCATGGTTAGTCTCCATGTTCATAGAAGCGTTGAAACGCCGCTTCGAGGTTTTGTAAGTCAAACTCAACCTCAAGCGGAATTGGTTGCTGCATATCGACAAAGCGCATTTCCATGCCTGTGTCGATCATCTTTTTGAGCTTGAGTTGCATTGCAGCCATGCTCTCAAGCATTTGTTGTCCGGTTCTCATTGGAGTGTCGGACCTTGTTGCAGATCGATGAATTTCGCGATCAGCGATTGAATGATCTCTCCGTACACACGGATTTCGTCCGGTGTAGCTTCGCCCGAGATCGTGAGTTCTTCGATTTGAACTTCGTCGTTACCGATCTTGGCGTTGAGGTTCTTGATTGTGAATGAGGTTTTCATTTGATTCTCCTTGTGAGTTGTACTACGTTGCATTGCAACACCGGATCCCAATACTGGGCTGCTTTGAGATTGTCAGTCTCGATTAAGACGCGCGCTCCTTGTGTTTGATTCATCTCGCGTCGTGCTTTGCGAAAGGTTTTACGAATGTCCGTCGCGTGGGACGGCGTGTATTTGAAGCTTGGATCGAGGATGCTTTTCACTTGGTCCAAGTCCTTACGAGTTCGATGGTGAAGATGATCGATGCTACGGCTGCGATGCCGTACCATACGAACCACCAGATGCCGTACATGGCGTATGTGGCGTAGATCATTTGGCATGTGAGATAAATGCCAAATCCTACGTTCATGAGGATGAGGAGCGAGAGTGTAGCAATGTAGATGTTTTTCATCTTAGCACTCCAATGCGAGTTCAAGGTACGCGATTGCTGCTGCTTCGTAACGCAGTGCTGCGCGTCCATCGCCGCGCTGGAACGCTTCGTACGCTTGTACTAAGCACTCACGCATGTGATGGATGTATAGTTCGTAGGTGGTCATGATTTACTCCAGTGAACGTAGTCCTGTGTACCGCCCCGACGGGCGGTACACAGGACGTAGTGAACGAGTTGTATTACATGTTGGCCGATTTGACGGAGCTGGGCCAGCCCTTGATCGCCGCTTGCTTGGCGATCCAGTGGGCCTTGGTCCGAGCCTTCTGCTCGTCAGCGTCCATGATGGTGTGCTTGATCTTGCCGTTGATCAGCACGTTGAAGCAGTACACCTTGGGTTCCGGGGCGTTGATGCCCGGAACGTTGTCGCTCGGAGGCGGCGTGAGCGTGAAATCGTGCTTGGGTTCTTGCGCATTGTGAGCGCAGTCGGCCAGCATCTGGTTGAAGTTACGGCACAGCGTTTCGAGTTGCAGTTGCTTTTGCTTTTGCTTCGCGTTCATGTCAATGTTCCTTCAGGTTGAGTTGCAGGGTTTAAATCTTCTGCACAACGATGATGCGCGAGGTCATATCGACTGCGTCCTTGGGAACGCTGTTGCCGATCTGTTGATTTGGCGAACGGAGTCCAGACTTGAGGCCAGCCCAGAACGACGTTGTTGCGTCCTTGGCACCCTTGCTGCCACGCACAACGCCCTTGCCCGCAGCCACTGCGCCACGCTTCACCGAGGACGCGGCCGCATTGAGCGTAGCACCCACCACCACACCATTGTTGTATGCACGATCAGCCATGATCTAAGCTCCTAAGTATGAGTCATCGTAGACTCTGTTGTATTGAATATTCAGTACAACGTCTACAAAGAAACTCAGGACACGGAGCGGAGCGACGTGGGGGTTGGGGGATGTTGTTTTCGAATGGCCCTGAAACCGAATCCGAAGTGGGGTAGTGGGTTAGGGGTTGAGGGGGAGGGTACTATGAGGTGGACAAACACCAAAAAATTTAGTTTTTTAGCCCCTAAATGTATCACAAGTGAAATCCTTACAGCCTTACAGCTTATCTGTAAGAGTTGTAAGGATTTCACTTGTGATACTTGGCATTTGTAGGTGTTTGTCCTACAGAAATAGAAAACTTCAGAGCAACTAAATTACGTTGTACTAAGTCTTCTCAGGAGCTTAAGAAAATGCACCAAAAAGGTGCAAATGTATCACAAGTGACTTGTGACATCAGTGGTATCCTTACAAGTCCTTACAGATTACTGTAATGGATACAGCCCTACAACCACGCGGGATTCCAGGTAGCACAAGGGGGGGGGTATACCTACCCTGTAAAGTTAGTAGCAAAAAAAAAAAAAAAAATAAATTTTCTACATATAAGTTTCCGAC